GGCTCCAGCGCCGGCCAGTGGCACGTCTACATGCCGCACTTCCGGCGCCTGCAGGGGGCGGCCCCAGCGGCCCCGCCAGCGCCGGCGGTGATCGTTCAGCCTGGCGTGATCGACTGGAGTAACTTCGGCGCCTTCATCACCCCCAACCTCACGGTGGGGGAGGTGCTGCAGTTTGACCACCGGCGCCGGCCATCGGCCCAGAGCGCCGTGGTGCCGCGCATCCTGGAGACCGCCCGCGAGTTTCAAGCCGTTCGCATGGCCTGGGGCCGGCCGCTGGGCGTCACCAGCTTCCACGTCTCAGGCCTGGCCATTGACATCTACCCGATCGGCTTGCCCCTGCAGGCCCTCTACAGCTTCCTGATCGGCCGGTGGACCGGTGGCTTTGGCGACGGCCGCAACCGGGGCTTCATCCACCTGGATCGCAGAGGCGGTGGCCGCTTCGTGCCCAGTGGCGGCGTGCGGCCGGCTGATGTCAGGCCCTACTGAGCGTTCCAGTTGGTGCAGGTGTGCTGCCTGGCTGAGTAGCGGGTTGCTACAGCATGAACCGGTGAACCCACATCCCGCCACGGTCAGGCCACCAGCGGAACGCGGGACCACGTGGTCAAGTGTGTCGGCTGGGTCGGCGCAATAGGCGCACTGGTGGTTTCACTCGGCGAAGATCCGCCGGCGGAATCGGGCCTTGGTGATTTTCGTGGGCTGGAGTTGGGTTTCGTCGATCAGGTGATCGAAAGGGGGCATCAGCCCGCCGCCTCTTGCATCACTGACACCCAGATGCGGCCCATTCCCAGCAACGGAAGCACTCGATCCCTGAGATCCACATTGTGCATGCGAATGCAGCCCAGGGTGGAATGCAGCGCTTGCCGTGGTGCCCATGCCCCTGGCCAGCCGCAGGCCGTGCCGCCGCCGTGGATCATGATCCCGTCCCTGCCGTAGCGACTTCCGGGGCCCTCCTGCCCTTCCTGGCCCAGCAGGTCGAATGAATACCAGCCATAGGCGCGGCGATCAGCGCTAAACGTTGCGGATGGGTCCTGCTCATAGTCGCGGTAGACCTGGCCCACCAGGTACAGCCCTGGAGGTGTATCGCTGTTGGTTACCGTCCATTCCGATTCGCCCGCCTGGCCCCGGCACAGACACGGCACAGACCAGAGGCGTTTGCCGTCGTGGGTGTAGGCGGTGAGTGTTTTCAGGCGATCATCGGCAAGGAGGTGGTGATCGCCGGGCTTCAGCGGTGGCTGCTTTTTGGGCCCGACCATCCCGGCAGGGACCGGGGCGCCCTGCTGCTGGAGCGGTGGCCGTTGCTGTGGGGCCAACAGCCGCCCGGATTGCACCAGCCCCCACACGCGCTGAGCCTCGGCCTGGCGGCGGTCCAGGTGCGGCACGCCAGGGCGGAAGTATCCGGTGCGGCTGGCGGCTGATCCGGTCCAGTATTCAGCAGCCTGTGCCGGTGTCATGTTCGGCGGCCGGTTCTCGAAAATTCGAGTCCAGCCGATCAGCGAACCCTGCGATGGGTCGTGTAGACCGGCGTACTCCTCAGCGAAATACTGCTGTTGCCAGCGGTTGGAGTTGGGATCGATGCCACTGTTAAGGGCCGTCGAGCGTGCCTTGTCGTAGGCGATGCGCCTGACCGCGGTGTACTGCATCGCGCCACGCCCTGCACCAGAACCTGCCTCAACCACATCGAGGCGGTCAAGGTTGGGCCGTCCGGTTTCGATGATGATGCAGCCGATGAACCCGCATGCTTCGGCTGGCGTCAGCGGTCGGATGCGCTCGCGTGATTCCTGCTGCACCTGCGGGCTAGTGAGGTAGGTGAGCCAGGATTGGAGATTCTCGAGGCTGGGATCCCTGCTCATCACGGTGGCAGGGGTGACGGGAGAGGCCGGGGCAGCGACAGGTCCGGAAGGTGGTGTGGGCTTCAGCCAGATGCTGTTGCGGATCTGGCCACCCTCTTCGAGCTGCTGCCGCTGCGCCGGGGTGAGCATGAGCTCCACCGCCGACCAGAAGGCCTGATGCTGGGGGTTGCCCAGTTTGGTGGACAGGGCGTAGCGCAGAAGGGAGGGGTTCATGGGTTGAGGGAGGGGTTCATGGAATGGTGGGTTGTGTGGGTTGCTCACGACGCGCCAGGGCCGCCGGATCGAACAGCAGGGTGAGGATGCGCAGCTCCACAGCCAAGGGATCGCGATGCACCACCCGTTGCACCGCCGTAAAGAACAGCAGTGACACCTGAGCAGCGCCGGCCGTGATCGCCCGCTGCATCTGGGCATCGATCACGGCAAACACCTCCGGCAGTTGCTTTCGCAGGTCAGCCCCCAGGGCTTGCAGTAGCAGGGTGGTGAGATGCCTGAGCACCAAGCCAAGGACGGGTTTGAACAGGAAGCCGATCATGCTGGTTCAGGGTCATCGCCATCTCCAGCATGGCCCTGCCCGGGATCCGGCACGATGCCGATCGGGCCACTGAGGGGCTGTTCGCTTTCATCCTCCGTGCGGCGGCGGTTGAGCAGCACACTGCCGGCCAACCCACCCATGGCCGCAGCAGCTGATTCAGCGGGGCTGTGCACCACCAGGGCCAGCAGGGTGTCGGTGGATCGGCGGCCAATCTCTCCCATCTGCGACCAGGCCGGCAGGCACTCCAACGGTCGGCGGCTGCGCATCTCGCACAGCATGGCTTGGGTGAGGCCTGCCACCAGCTGCCAGCTCACATTGGCCACCACTACCCAGCCGGCGATGGTGAGGCCGGCGCCGATCACAGGTGAAACGCTGGCAATCACACTGCGGCTGGCTTTCTGTTGAGAATGCGTGGTCATAGACCCCCTTTGGTGAGGCGTACTTCGTGTTCCTGAAGCTCCTCCTTCACGACCTCATAGCGCTTTTGCTGTAGGTCACTGTTTTTGATCAGCGTGCTCATCGATTCACGCATAACCGACACGTCTTTCCACACGCCAATGCTGGCGCTGGCAGCCGCCATAAAACTGAGCGCCGTGATTGTTGCTAGCACCGGCAGCAGATAACTGGCCAGCACCTGGGGTGGCCGAGGCTCGTGAGCCCCATTGGCTGGGTCGTATGGTTCGTGCATGGCCTAGTGCTTCGTCATCACAAAACTAGGCCTGTGGCCGTCAACTGATCGCGGCAGGTGCGGTGGCGATGGTTGAGGGCAGGTCACGGTCTGAGCGCTGTCTACCTCAGTCTGCTGAGGTGGTCTTAGCCGGACAGATCAGCGCAGCGATTCCTCGATCGCCTGAATCAGGCCCTCGTCACGCGAATGGGCGGCGTAGGGGTCTGTGTTCATGCCGAGCAACCACTGGTACAGGGGGATTGCCAGCACCCGCTCATCGTCGGCGGCGGGAATGTAGCCAGGGTCAGAGGGAAGCATGATCAGAGCACGACGTTTGGAGTGATGTTGAACCCGTGCTCAGGGCTGATGCCACGGGCGTAGGACCGCAGCGCCATGTTTAGAGCAAAGGTGCTGTCCGCTTGGTTCAGCGCGGCGTTGGTGATGACAGGGTTGTATCGCCTAGTGGAAGCGCCCAATGGGTGAGGCTCGCCATAGAACGGCTCGACTAGGCCGGTTGTATCGGCCAGTGTTGAACCGTTCACGGCCGCCGTGATCCTATTGCCGACTGCATAGGTAAGGCCCGATGTTCCGGCAAGGGTGTTCCAGTTGGCCTGAGTGGTGCTGCCCAGCGACAGGATTTGATAGGTAACGCCAGCGGCTGCAGAGTTAACGTCAATCCCGTACTTGGGCACGATCAGCGTAAATTGGTTGGCGGCTAAGCCCGCTACCTTAAAAATTGTGCGTTCTGGCAGAAATTGAGGTCCCAGAGCAGTCCTGGTGTCTATACCGAGAAGCACCGTGGCGCCGCGCTCTTGGTCAGAGATGCCCTCGTTGCCCAGCAGTACGCCGCGCACCTTGACGGAGTTATAGCCGTTAGAGCCAAATCGACCAACAAATCCCTCTGTAATGTTGCCAGTAGCTGACGATGAAAAGGACTGCAGAAAAGCAGTACGAACACTTAAAGAACGCTTGGCATGAATGAACTGATCCAGGAACGGGCCAGAGTCGTTGTCAGCAGGCTCGGCACCAGTCGATGTGAGCAGGTGGATGTGATTTGGCAAGTAACGAGTATTGGTGGAGTTTTGATGCCAGGTCCTGGTGGCAGGATTTGATTGATCCTGCAGGTAGCTGACCCTTGAGCCTATCTGATCAATCACCACAGGCTCAGCAGTGATCGGCCCGAGGAATGTGTGATGGAACTGGCGCCAAGTCCAGGGTGCTGCAACTGACGTTGATCCATAGTGCGTATCGCCAGACATCGGCACGTCATTTGTTACCCCCATGCCGGCGCTGGAAATGGTCGTATTCCCGCGCAGATAAAGGGCGCTCCACCGCAGCTGGACCAGCCCGTTGGTTGCGATGTACGGCGGACGAGCGGCACCAAGTGAATCCTTGCGCGAAGGCAGCGGCGAGCCGAACACAATGCCGCGCAGGTCTGCCACGTCGGTGGGGTTGCCCTCTAGCTGGATTGGCGGGGTGGTGGTCCAACTGTCGTACGCCGGGTTGCGGCCATTGCTGATCCGCAGCTGGTTCAGGAATGTATCAACGTTCGTGGCGGTGTTGGTGGTGAATGCACCGCTGGGGAGCGTGACGCTGCCAGTAATGAACTGCCCTGCGGTGATTGCGCCTTCAGCCACCAGCTTGATCAACTCGGACACGCCCAGGAAGTGGAACCCACCACGAAAGTCCACACCACGACGCCAGCGCATTTGCCGACCGAATGTGCTTACGTGCAGCTGATTGTTGGCGGTCTGGCTGTCGCGTAAAAACAGCGTAAATGCCCTGAAATTCACCCGAGTGCTGAGGTTGCCGTAACCTGAGCCATCAAACCAGGTTTCAGCGGTGGCAGGGTCGCCGGTTTCGGGGAAGATCAGCGGCCAGCCGGCCTGCGTCGGATCGCTGGCCCTGAACACCACATTGCATTCCCACACCGAAGCAGGATCGTAGAGCCCTGGCGCAATCCTGATTTCAGCGGTTTGGTTGCCGCTGCCAATCACTGCATTCGCGTACTCCGCCGCCCGCGCCAGGGTGGGAATGGCGGCAACCGGACTGGTTGGCGGGGTGTCGAACATTTGATCCAGGGTTCGATCCGTCGCAGTGCTCTGCACGTAGATCGTGATTGTGCCGGTAGCGGCCGAGACCAGCCGTTGCGCCTGCCGCCAGCGGTTGAGGCCAGGGAGACTAACTAGCTTATTATTTGCCCGTGATAGTTGTTCATCATTTGCTGCAATGACTGTACTGTTTAGATAATCTGCGATTGGTGCCAGTTGGCCAAACCCAAATTTGTTGGTTGTCATGCCCATGGCATCGCCGCCATCGAGCTCGGAAACACCGTTTACGTCGAACTTACCGGTTGCCGTAAGGTTGTCAACTGTTAGATTATCGAGCCGTGTTGGCGGCGGGGTATCACCTTCTTTGCCAATGTCATCAACACCAATGACCTCGCCGGTGTCGGTGTTGATCAGCCCTTGATTGGTTACATCAAAGCCATCCTTGTTGGTGCCGCGAATTTCTACCCTGCCGCCTTGTTCTGGTGCAAAGTTTGCATTGAACTCGTTCCTGGCACTCATCGTGCGGCGCCAACGAGGCAGCGCTCTGGTGTAATTCCAGAAACCCACACCGTTAAGATTCTGCCCCAGCAGCTGGATGAAGCTGGGCTGTCGAAACTCCAGGGCCCAGTTGGCGCGGCCACTGGCAGCACCACCACTTGGCGGTGTGGGAAAGTCTGTGGCAGATGCGGGATCGAGCTCGCGGCTTGCTTCCGTACGCGGCACCAGGGCGTTGTGCGCAGCCGTGCTGCTGAAGCCCAGAGCCAGGAGCATGGCCAGTGCGCCGCGATAGTCGGTAGCGCTGCGCAGCTGATCGCGCACGCTGCCGGAGCTGGTGTAGATGGTGGCCCAGTTGATGCCGCAGGTGGTGGTCAGGTCAGTGCCGCCGTCGGTATCGGTGTCGAAAATCAGCTGCGGCGCTTCCAGAGAGGTTGGATCCTCGGCGTTGTAGTCCGACGCCTGCTGCACATAGGATTCCTGCCAGAAAGCCTCATCAGGCGTGCTTCCAGCGGAAACATGTGTGACGGTGGCGGTGAAGTGCTTGCCGGCATGCTTTACCGTTTCCCCCTTGCGATAGAAGCGGCCGGCGGCGTAGACCTCATCGGGACAGGAGCGGCGGATTGTGATCTCCGCCGACATCACCACCCCGGCACCTTCCGCTGGAATCTTGGTGGTCGTGGTCACGGCCAGCACCTCAGCACCACCAGGGGCCAGCACGCGATCAATGCCGCCGCCAGTCACCCCAGGCCGGGTCTGAAGAATGCTGTTGCGCACCGGCACCCTGGAGTTGGTGGTGTTCGCCAGCCTCAGCGATACCCGCCGCTGCGCAGAGCTGCGGTTGTCCCACAACCGCCGGATGTAGACCTTCCGACCGACTGCCAAGGATGCTCCACCCGTTGCCGTGCCAATCGGGAGGTTGGTGCCGGCTTGCAGCGCCGCACCTGTGATGTCGATCTCGGTAGCTGAGGTGCTGACCCAGGCATTGGCCGCCAGAGTGGCGCGCCAATCGGGGCCCCCTGGGTTCTCAATCCAGATCAGCGTGCCAGCGGGCAGCGAGTAGCCCTGAGCGGCCAGCACGGCGGGTATAGCCGGATCATCGCTAGGGGCCAGCGGCAGCTGAAGCGTGATCAGGCTGCCCGAAATGGCAGCCACGTTGCCGAGGCCAATCTGCCGCACGTTGCCGGTCTGATCGGCCACGCTGCGCGCCACCTTCAGGCGCCTGAGGTTCCAGTTCTGATCCAGCGGGTCGCTGTTGGGGGCATAGCCCTTGGCCACGGCAACGCAGCCACCGAAGTTGCTGGTGGAGTTGCTGAACTCCAGCTGGGCGCCGCTATCGGCAAAGTGATGGCGGCCAGCACCGATGGCAAACACGCTCACCATTTGCCCGAAGGCGCCGCTGATCAGGCTGACGTGGCGACTCATCCGCTGCGGCTTCATCCGCACGTCGTCGGCCTCGCTGTCGATCAGCTCCTGGTAGTTCACCGGCGCACGCCAGGCGCCCTCCCGGTAAATCTGCCAGCAGCTGAGATCGCGCTGCACGGAGATGCCGGTGAACTGGGCGATCACGATGGATTTCAGGCCCGTAACGCGGGCGCCATCCCAGAACGCTCCGCCCATGCCCCACTCGGTGCGCAGCGAGCAGTTGTAGACGTAAGGGCTGGCGCCCTTCACTGTGTCGGACGCCTCCGAAGGGTTGGCGCCGAACGGGCCCACAATTTCGTATTCCGACAGGCGGGGGACGGCCAGGGCGTTGGAGATGTTGCCGCTGTTGCTGGCGCCGCCCATGGCGGTGCGCACCTTGGCGTAGAGCTGATTCAGATCCGCCTGGCTGGCGGCCTGAAAGCAATCGATGAGGTGGTGGCTGGAGTTGGCGCCCAGCTGGTCACGAAACGTAAGCCCGTAGACGTAGCTGGTGTTGGTGATCTTGAGGATTGCCGCTCGGTTGCTGTAGTCGACTGCCTCATCCGCCGCGGCCGGCACCCAGGAGGGCCTCACCGTGCATTGCCTGAGGCTGAGCGGGGCGCTGGCAGTGGCGTAACGGGGCAGAACAATTCCGCCGCTGTTGGGGTTGAAGGCGATCAGGTGGTTTGGTGTGGGGTCAAACCCCTCGGCCGGCCATTCGGTGATCGGAATGGCGCTGGGGCTGTTGCCGGGGTCGTTGTAGAAAATATGTGTGCCCGGGGCAAACTCAACCGCTGGGCAGTCAACCTGAGCGTCTTCTGAATTGAGGGTGAAATAACTCTTGCTGGTGGCCAGGACGATCTCAATCGCCACCCGGTTGATGGTGCGGAACGGTCGCTGCTTGCTGTAGCCACAGGTAAGGCGCTGGTTTTCGAGGCGCCTGAGCTTGGCCCTGATCTTGGCGGCGTCGCTGGCGCCGGCCGGCTCCTCAAACCAGTTGTAGGAACCACCCACGAAACGGTCCGTGCCGATGTAGGGGTTGACGTAGATCGTGAACGGGCTGTTGAGCGGATCGGCCGGCTCGGAATTGCCCGGGGCAATATTGGCGTTGCCCACCAGCTGCAGCAGGGCATCCACCACCGCCGAGAGCTGATCCTTTGCCCGCAGCTGCCCACCAGCACCCACGGCGTTGCGAATGCCGGCAAGGGCGTTGGCGACGCTGATCCGAGCCATCTGCTGCTGCTTCTCCCCGCAGGCTAGGCAGGGTCCATCTCTGACAAGGGATGAGTCCGATCAGCGATGACGTGGCGCACGTCGCCGATTGCTGCGAACTGGCCGGAGATCTTCATCGTGTCGCCGGCCCGGGCCGACAGCCTCGTTTTGGTGAGGGCGATGTCGAACTCATAGAAGAGGCATTCCTCGCGAATAAACGCATGGCCATTGGAGTGGCCTCGCCGGCCATCGGCCACCAGCAGGCGGATTGTGGCGGTGCTGCCGTGCCGGCTGAGCTGCTGCAGCCTGAGCATCGCGGCGCCGGAGCTGACGCCAGGGCTGTAGGTGTTGCTCACCTCGCCAACGAACGAACCAGCGCCTGATGCCTGGCTGGCGATCACCGACCCAAAGGCCTCGCCGATCGCCTCGGTTTTGAGCATGCCGGCGTCGTCTTCCAGGTCCCATTCGAGAAGATCGGCTTGCCGTTTCCAGCCTCGCTCGTCCGCATCGGCGCCGGCCTCCTGGATCACCGCCGGCAGGGCCGGCACCAGATCGGCCAGCAGGCTCTCGGGCTCCTCGGGCCGGGGCAGGGCCAGGGCCAGGGCGAGCAGGGCCTCGGCGTAGCCGTTGCGGGTGCTGGCGACGCTGAGAATCAGCCGATCAAAGCCCACCAGCCGCAGGGGCAGCCGGCTCAGCTCGCCGCCGTTCACGGCAGACACCTCGAGGCTGTAGAAGGTGGCCCGCTCCAGCGCATCGCGGTGGATGAACACCGTGGCCTGCTGGGCAAAGCCCACCGTGCCGGCATGCTCCCAGAAGGTGGCGTTGTCGTCGGGCCCCCAGAACGGGGCATCGGCGCCGAGCCGGTGCGCGGTGGCCGGGCCTCCGGAGGCTGCATCGCCCCAGAAGGTGTGGCCATCGGGGCAGTTGGCGTAGCCGGTGCCGAGCACGTCGAGCGGCAGGCCCAGGGGAGCGGTGAGCAGCACCTGGTCGCCGTTGAGAAAGCCGGGCTCCTCCAACCGCAGGCGCACCACCGTGGCGGGCGCATCGATCACCGCATCGGTGAGCACCACCGCCGGCGGCCAGCTGCGGCTGAGGCTGAGGGTGCCGATCGTGCCGTCGATCGCCATCGATCAGAAGCGACCGCTCATGTCGCCGTTCACCCGCATGCTGAGCGAGCAGGCGATCAATTCGCGCACCCGCACGGGTGCACCGAGAGAGGCCGTCAGCACCTCCATCGTGAAATCTCCACGGGTGGAGCCTCGGCGGGTGACGATGCGCAGGGTGTCAAGGGCTTCGTTGTCGTCCCAGATGCTGTTGGCCATTGCGCATGCGGCGGCGTTGTCGGGGTCGTAGAGGAAGGTGCAGCTCAGCTGGGTGGAGCGCACCCCCTTGGCCACAGTGCCCGCGGCCTGTCCGATGCCTGTCGTTTCAAGCTCATCGCGGGAAACCGTGGGCGTTACATCTGTGATCTTCCCCACCAGCGAGCCGTTCCAGTACACATCACTCTGGGTCGTGTTCCTGACGCCCATTTCTGGTTGGCTTCATACCTCATCAGGAGGCTAGGCAGGGCCAGGCCTATGGACTGTTCTGCAGCCGTGCCTGGAGCTGCACCGGCAGGTTGCAGCGGCGGCGGTAGACCAGGCTTTGCTGCGGCGTGGGGGCGTCCTGCCCCACAGGCCAAAACCACTTCAGGCCCGCTCCGGTGGTAACCGACTCGATGAAGGTCCGATCGGTGCTCGAGTAGCCGGCAAAGAGGATGTCGGGCAGGTCCAGGTCCAGTACGCCGGAATAGCTGGCGTGGAAGCTGGCGAGGATCAAGGTGGCGGCGTCCGTGCGGATGTTGCTGAACTCCAGATCAAACACCCCCCGCACCGCCACCGTGCCCCAGAGGCGCTGGTCTTCAAAGCCGGCCTCGCTCATCGCGCTGGTCACCGGATGGCGGGGCATGGTGAACCTGAAGCCCGTGGGTTCGATGGCAGGGAAGGGGATACCCATCAGCCGCGGATCACCCACGCACTCGGCGAATCCCAATCTAGGGAAATCAGCTGGCGGTTTTGCTCGTTGGTGGGCATGAGCACCGCCTCGATTTTCTGCCGGCCGTCATCGGTGGGGGTGACGCGCATCACCCGGAATGTCCGCACCTGGGGAGGGGCAGTACGGGTCCACTGGGTGCCCAGCAGGTTGCCGCGGGTGCCGCCGCCGCTCACCGTCAGGGTCTGAATGGTGGGACCCGGCGGTGTGGTGCCATCCCAGGCCAGCACCTGGTAGCTGCCGTCCTCGAGCGGTTCGGAGGCCACCAGGGTGCCATCGGGCAACACCGCGCCGTTTGACCAGAGGTCGTTGAGCTCCTCGTCGAAGGCCACCGCAATGTGATCCTCCGGCGCAATCGGCCGCAAGATGCCCGCGTAGGTGGTTTCAAAGCTGATCGGGTCTCCCACCAGCCGCCGCCAGCGGATCAGCAGTTTGGCCGCATCGATCAGATGCCAGCGATTGGTGCAGCTGGCCTTCATGTCCAGCGGCTCCACAGGGTCGCTGTCGCTGGCGGATGCCTCGCGGATCGTGATCTCCCGCACGGTGGAGAACACCCCGGGAGACAGCAGGTCGTCATTGCTGCGCTCCTCCCGGTACAGCCCGCTCACCTGGATCGGTCGCCGCTGGTCGTCGTCGCTGGTGGTGGACTGGAAGGTGCCTTTCTTGATGTTCTGAGCGGTGAACAGGTCTTTGATCTCCACCGGATCAAACGACAACGCCGGCTTGAAATAGAACTTCCCATTCAGTTCATAGAACGCGAGCAAATGCAGGCTGGCCTGGTCTGCTGCCCACTGCCGCAGGTTCTCCGGCTCCGGCAAAGAACCATCAAAGAAATACCGTCGATCAAAGCACCACTGGGCGGAAGTCAGAAAACTGGGTGCGTCGATCTGTTCGGCGCTCACGTCCTGCCCAGCGCCAAATCGTGGGCTCAAAGCCAACCGAGAGAAGATGTCGGGCAGCAGATGGGTGGGGCCATCGCTGGCCTCGATGTAACGGGGGCAGATGTGGCCGCCGATGATCTGGGCTGAGAGCTGATTCACGCTCTGAAGCTCCAGGGCCGAGCGGATGTTTTGCCCTACCAGAGCAATGTTCGAGTAGCTGGGTGCGGTGGGGTTGGTCTCGATGATGTTCACATAGCCGATCTCATGCTCTGGCCCCTGGTTGGCGGTGCTTTGGATCTCGTCGTAAACAAAACTTTCCGCCAACTTCCCCCACGGATCGACAAGGTTTTCACCATCGCTCCAACCCAACCCCAAATCGGTCTTGCCAATGATGGCGGTGCCGGCCCAGTTGGTGGTGGGGCCGTTAATTTGCGTTGCAGTAATCACACCACTCCCATTGCTGGTGATGCTGACGGGAGCACCGTCAGCGGTGAGGCCGAGGTTAAATTCCGTCTCGGCTGGTTTGCTCACCACGAAATAGGTAGTGGAGCTGTTCAGCCCATTTGGCAGACTGCCGGTACTGGAAAGGGTCACACGGTTGCCAATCCGCGGTGCAGGCTCCCCGTCTTCAACCATCGCGAATTGGTTGAAGACAAATGGGTCGGCAGGGACTAGCTCAACTACGAAACTGCGGGTGGCGATTACTGGGAACGGAGCAGAACCCCCGGGCTTGCCATTGGCCAAGGTGATCGGTCCCACTTCATAGCCGCTTCCCCGGTTGGTAACATTGATATTGGAACTGTTGAAGCCACCGGAGCTCGGCACGGTCACGGTGACCCGGCCGCCCAGGTCGATGCCGCCTTGCAACACCTGCACACCGGTGTAGACCCCAGGCACAGCCCCCACAGCAGCGGTGGTGGTGGTCAAGCCGGCCAGGGCGTCACGCCGATCCGGTTCGATGGAACGGAGATCAAAGCGCTTTTGGGTTCTGGCAAACGGCGCCTTGCCCAGGTAGCGCACCGTGCAATCGCCATCTACAACGGTCCGCAGGCTGGTTATGCGGCTGTCGAGTACAGCCAGCAGGCCAGTGGCGGTGCCGGAGCGAATCTCCCAGCCGCTGAGCGGTTCCAAACGGATCTGCGCACAGCGTGCATTGGCGGGCAACTCCAGCTGTATTTGATTGTTCTGGGCCTGCTGCGTCAGCCCCCGCACGCCATAGATGGTGGGCAACTCCACAAACGTCGCCTGGCCCTCGGGGCGATAGCTGAGGCGAAGGAACGAGTAGCGCTCCTCGGGGATATTGATGGTTGCACCCCTGTACTGGGAAACCTTCGGCTTCTCGCCCGACGGCAGGTTTTCGCCCTCTTGCTGCCCACCAGCAAGGCGATTGATCTCCTGCAGGGTGGGACACTTGCGAAGGTTGGCGAAGCCGCTGGTACGCATCCCCAAGGTGCTGCGGATGCCAATCTCAATGATGCGTGCGGGCTTGGTCAGGGTGAAATCGGCAATGGCACAGCGATGAAGGTGAGGGCGGCTGGTGCCAGTGGCGTAGCGGGGCCCGGAATCCACAGCGGACCAGTCCCAGTCCTGTTCAGGGCCAACCCGCTCGGGGAACTGTTCGGTGCCAGTGGCAGCCGGATCAATCTCCGAGTTGGGCGTCACGTAGATCGTGCCGGCGCGCACCACCCGGAAACGGGCGGTGATGTTCTGGCCATCACCCACCGGCTCGTTGTCGGCGTTGGAGGAGAAGAGATCATTGGACGGTGTGCGCTGCTCCAGCACTGCCAAGCAGCTGCCGGCCTTGAACAGCTCTCCCACCTGCAGGGCATCATCAGCACTGCGTTGGCGTGCACTGATCGCCGCGGCCACATCAGTGCAGTTTTCGCGGTGCTTGATATTGCTGTCGGTGTTGGTCTTGTCGAACTTCAATCTGGTGTTGGCATCGCTACTTTTCGAGAGCAAGTAGTCGAACGTGGCACCGACGGGCAGGGTGACCAATCCACTTGCCCCGCCGATTGAGGTGTCGACCACGCCGCTGCGGCCGGACCACATCCGCTTGGCCTTCCAGATTGAGCCGAGTGCCACCGGATCATCAACCGGATCGATGGTCTGATTGCCGCTGCTGCCCCGTGGTTTGGTGGTGATCTGCCGTGTGGCCTGCATCTCGGGGTTTATCCGCAGGCCCAGCCCGTTGCCGATGGTGGCGTAGAGCCCGCAGGCGGTAGAGCTGCTGGGGCGTGCGGTTGCGCAGGCATCGGGGCGGATCACGCCGCCGGTGCTGCGCACCTGGAAGACATCGCCGCCGCCGTCGTTCTCCATGTTGCCGATGTCTTTGGCGGCAAGGCGGCCGGCAATGCGATCGGTGGAACGGATCCGCCCGCCGCCCAGGCGGGCGTAGACGGTGACGCGGGCGGCGGCCTCATTGGCGGCGGCGGTGCCGAGGTCGTAGGAGCGGAGGGGGTTGTTGCCGATGGCAAAGCCGGCCGAGTCGACCTCGGCCATCGGCCCTTCGCCCAGCATGTAGAGCGCGCGAAAAAGCTGGCCGCCGTCAACGGCCACCAGTTGAGACCACAGGAGCTCCAGATCGACGCGGCAGCCGCCGTACCAGCCCGCGGGCCGGCCATTGAGGGCGGGCAAATACTCACGCCGGGCGAACACGATGGGGATGACACTGCCAAGCCGCGCCACCTCCTGGGTGGAATCGAAGCCGGGCCGTGGGGCGTAGCGCGCGCTGCGGCTGATGTTGTCGGCCCGGTTGGTCTTGGAGATGAATCGCCCGGGCTGCCTCGGCTTGGGCGCCAACAGAGTGGACAGCACCGTGTAGCCCGTTGAGAGGATGGTGGTGGCCAGCGAGATGATCGCCCAGGTAGCGGCGGGCGTTGGACCGCAGGTGGCCAGTGGCGGGTTCCGCGTGTATTCGATCGCCGCGGCCTGCTGCCGTTCGATCTGATAGCGCAGCAGCTGGTCTTCGCTCCAGCCGAGCAGCTCCGCCAGGTAGGCGTCGCCAGGAAGGGGGCGGGGATGGCGCGTCACAGGATCAGGATGGGCGCGGTGGTGGATGGAGCCACAGGCAGGAAGTGAAACCAGCGGCGCACCTGGCAGGGCGCCAACGGCCTCCAGTGCACGCCCTGGCCCTGGCAGGTGGTGAGGATTCCACCGGCCACGCACACACCCAGGGCGATCGGTTCACCGTCGGCCAGCAGCGCCACGTCGAGGGGCATGGCGCCGGGCACCGGTGTGGTGATGGCGGCAAGCTCCTCGAGCAGTGGCCGCCAGCGGCCACGGCTGGCGGCCCGATACCACTCCCGTTTGATCAGCGGCGGCCGGGGGGCGTCATAGAGGCCCAGCACGGCGATCGTGAGGCGCAAGCAGTCGGTGGCGCCATGGCGATCCGGATCCCCCCCCCAGCGGTAGGGGAGGCCCATGTACCGCAACCAGGGGGCGGTCCGTGAGGCGTGCTGTGGCATGGGCATCAGGCGATGAAGATGGAGCCGGTGTCTGGCAGCTGGCCCACCAGCTCAGTGGTGAGGCGGCGGCGGGGCGCATCACCACGGATGGCATCCAGCGGTGATGTGAGGGTGACCTTGATGTACTCGCGCCGCTCGATCGGGCCCAGCCGCCAGAGATGGCGCGAGAGGAGGCGGACATCGGTGCCGGCGGCCACGTCGCACAGCACCACATCGGCGCGGAGCTTCCAGCGGTTGGCGCGGGCCTCGGCCAGCACATTCAGCGCCAGCTGGTTGCGGTTCATCGCAAGCCGGCCCTCGGAGCGATCACCACCGCGGGCACCGGCCGAATCGGAAATTCGGAAGCCCATCGAGGTATGGGGCCGGCCGTCGTAGGTGCGCGTCTGCCCGGTGAAGAGGTTCTGCCAGGCGTAGCCGGGCACTGGCGCGCCATTGGCCTGGAAGGAGATGTAGGCGCAGATGGCGATCATCAGCGCATCCCCACGCTGCTTTGAATGGAGGGGTTGTTGCGGAAGTCGTTGTAGACCGCTTCGCGGCTGGCTGCAGCGGCTGCGGCTGCGGCCTGGTGCACCTGCTCCACCGTGGCGTATTCCACGCCGTTGATCACCTGCGTTTCCACCTTGAGCCGCAGCGACCTGGAGGGGCCCATGGCGCTGGGGGGAGCGCCACCAGGCCCAGACCCTGCCATGGCGCCGCCGCTAGGGGATGACTTGAGGAAGGGAATCGGCGGCAAGCCAGACCGGCCGCCAGCACTCTGGGCGGGCCCGGCGGCCATGAAGGGGACTGGCGGCGCGCCAGACCGGCCGCCAGCACTCTGGGCGGGCCCGGCGGCCATGAAGGGGATGCCGAGCGAATCGCCACCGTCCGCCACCTGAGCACCGCCACCTGGGGTGCGCTGGAACGGCACACCCAGCGCCTTGGTGAGGGCCCGGTTGCTGTAGACCTTTCCGCCGGCCTTGTTGAACCGCACGATCTCCGCATTCTTCTCGCCCACCAGGTAGTCGAGCCCGTACTGGATCTCCCCCCCACCTGCGAAACCGGGGGTGAAGGAAAGGTTGGGGCTGCCCAGGTTGAGCATGGGACCAGCGGCAGACCAGTCAGGCCCCCCAAAAGCTGCTGCGCTGTTGAACGCGACATCCAGGTTGCCGAGGCCAGCGAAGCCGCTGATCAGGCTGGGGATTTTGGTGGCCAAGCTCCCCCACACGTTTGCGCTGTCGCCCACGGCAGCAGCTCCGGATGCACCGGCCGCAGACAGCAACGCCGCACCAGCGTTCATCAGCTGCAATGCAGCGCCCTGGTGGGCGCTTGCAGCGTTCGTGTGCGATGCCGCGGCCATCTCCAGTGCTCTGCCCGGGATGTCGATCCCGGTGAACGTTTTCACGATCCCGCCCTGCAGCTGGGATAGCAGCGGGTTGAGGAGAGAGTCGAGTGTGGCCTTCATCAGCGACTGCCCCGCTTGCGCCAGCGCGCTGCTCACCGCCTGCCTCACATCACCACCAGTGAGCAGTGCCTGCACGGCGCCGGAAATAGAGCCGCTGATGCTGCCGCTCACCGCGTCGCCGGCGGAGATGGCCAGGCGGCCCTGGGGAGTCTGCATCACCTCGGCAGTGAGTTGGGCCTTTGTTCGCTCGTAGGCCAGCTGTGCTCGCTCTGCCAGCTGCTGCTCGGTGAGGTTTTCATTCTCCAGGCTGTTGGTGTTTTGGAGGTCTTTCAGGGCCTGGGTGTTGTCTTCTATGGCCCTGACCAGCCGGGTTTCGGCAGAATCCACGTCGTTCAGGCTCTGCTGCAGCGCTTCCGCCTGGTTGGCGGTGCTGGGCGCCACAACACCCCCAACGGCGGCAACTGTGGTGGCAACTGAGTCAGCAGGGAGGGCAGCCGCGGCCCGGGCCTGGCCCATACCGGTGAAGGGCTGCACGCCCAGCGGGATGGCTGCTCCAGGGGCCACGCCAGGGGGTGGGGCCACCGTGGAAAACGCATCTATGCGCTGGCTATGAGGCAACTGCCCTGAAGGGCGAAGGATCGAGGCTGAAGGGGCACCGACACTGGAACCAGCGGCCTGGCCCTGCACCCTCCCCGTAACGAGAAGGTCAGCGCTGCGGCGGGCGGCTGCCGTTTCTGCATTGCGCTGCAACGCCCCATTCGTTCCAGGGCTATTGATGTCAACACTGTTATGTGCGCCAAACGTGCGGCCTGAACCATCAAAACGGCCCAGCACCTGCCCTCCAACTACGTGCTGTCCGACCTTTACGATTGCGGCCATGTGGCTATAGGTAGCCTCTAGTTTGTTGCCCAGGTCGTCAATGAACTCAATTACTGTGTAGTTTCCATTGTTACCTGCTCTGCTTATTTCGGTCACCACGCCATTGTGGTAGCTGTGCATTTCATTGTTTGGTCCTACTGGCATGTCCGCGCCGTTCTGGCCGGACGCATCTAGCCGGCCACTGATGGAGCCCGGAAGCCGTGCAACACCTCCCAGCGATGGCACGCTGCTGGCCCCTGCCAGTCGTGGGGCGATTTCATCCTTCATCTGGGTCAGCCTGAGCCGACCCAGCTCTGCCGTCAGCTGCGCGCGCTGCAGGGCGATGTCCACCTTCTGCCGCTCCATCTGCAGCTTCTGGATCCGCAGCTCGCTCTCCTCTTTCTTGTGCTGCACCTCCTGCTGTTTCTGCGCCAGCTGGTGCTCGCGGGCCATCTGCCCCTCCTTGGCGTCGAACAGCCGCTGCTGCACTTCCGCCGCTGATTCCATCCCGCTCACCCCGGCCGCGGCCGCAGCGATCTGGGCCTCGATCACCGACGCGGTGCCGCCGCCACTGCGGGCGCGGTCTTGCAGCTCCTGCACTTCCGCGAGCCGCTCGGCGGCCTGCACCGCCGCCTTCTCGCGGGTCATGGCCAGATCGGCCTGGGCCTTCTCCAGCCGGCCCTGGCGCTCGAGGAGGGTGTTCTGACGGTTGATCGCGTCGCTCTGATCTTCCAGCTCTCGCTTTTTGGCGTTCTCCTTGTTGACGATCTCGTCGAGCGTGTTCGAGATGTTTTGCTCCGCACCGCTGATCTGGGCCAGGAGCAACTGCTGCTCACGGGTGTACTGGGCTTGCTGGCCCTGGATGTCGAGCTGCTGCTCCTGGAGGCCCAGTCGCTGGGCATCCAGAGCGATGATGGTGCCCAGCTGGCCTTCGGCCTCAAAAGCCAGCTGCACCTGCCGCCGGCTGCCCTCCACCTTGGCGTTGATGCGGGTCTGCTCGGCAGCATTGATGTTGAGCAGCTCTTGGTTCTTGCCCCACTCGGCGCTGTAGAGGGGCATATTTTTCTGCGTGCGCAGCAAAGCGTCTCGTTCCTTCTGCGCACGCACCTGTTCGGCCTGAGCTTCAGCCAGCTGGATCTTGAGCTGCTCCTGCTGGATCTTGATCTGCTTTTCCTGGATAAGCATCTGCCGCTGCTGCAGCTCCCGTTCGGTCTGGAGAATCCCCCGCCGTTCGGCGATAGCCTCTCGTTCCTGCCTGAGCTTCAGGTCAGCCAGGCGAGCCTCTGCAGCGGCTTTGGCCTCAGGGCTTGCAGCCACCTGCGCGCCCAGCTCATAACCACGGGCCTCTAGAGCGCGGCGGGCTCCGGCAACAGAGCTCATGGCTTCCGCCACCTCCCGCTGCTTGTTCATCAGGGTGAGGCCCTGCTCCAGCGCCTTGATTTCGTTCTGGTAGGCCTTCTGCTTGATCTCTGACCATTCCTTGGAGATGTTCAAAGCCCGGATTGCTCCAGAGCCAAGCCTCTGTTCTCTGGCCTCGATCCGCTCTAGAACATCAGCTGGCAGCTTGAGGCTGCGCAGCGTTACCGGCTCGCTGAGGTTGGTTTGCCGGTTGAAGTTCTCCCTGAAGCTGAGCTGGGCTTCCTGAATTTGCTTTTCTGATGCACCGCTCGCCATCATTTGGGCGCGCATCGTAAACAAACGGAAGTTCAGAACGCTTTGCGCCCACTTCTTGTTCCAGTTGTCGATTGCTTTGCCGGCGCCTTCCGCGCCTGCTATGAGGTTGTCAAAGAATGTGTTAACGCCATCGGCATCTGCATCGGCACTGGCATTAAACAGTGCCTTGATTGGGGTGATTGTTCCACCGATTAGATTCGCGAGATTTTCAAATTGTTTGGCAATCAGTTCAACAAACCTTGCAATCGTTACAAGAACAGGCTGCAGCACAAAACCCAGCACTGCGGTTGCCACGCCTACTACATCCATGATCACCCGACCCACCGATGAAGCGATAGCACCTATAGATGTGAGAACTGAAATAACGGGGCCAAACACCTTGATAATTGGCCCAACAGCCTCGGCGATGCTCTTGAAGAACCCACTAAAGCTGCTCTGCAGATTCTTGAAGGTGACCCCGATCGTTTGCAGCATCCTTGCCGTGTCGCGCTCCAGCGGCTGGCCAGCCTCAGATTGAATTGCCTGATTGGTTTCTTCAAAGTTGCTCAATACGTTTTCCATGCTTAGCGACAGCACCTTTTGGCCCTCGTAAAGTTTCTCCAGCCTCTGCATTAGGAAGTCGCTGAACGTCCCCTTGGCCTGTTGCTGGCGCACGTCCTCGTTGGAGATGCCTAGCTTTTGGGCCAGCATCGCGTCAGGGCCAATATTTCCCGTCATCAGGGCATTCACCTCCTGCCGCAGTTGGAAGGCAGGAATGCCAAGCGTGTTCATCCCGGCGGCTATCCTGGTGGCCAACTTGGCGGAATTTTCCAGCGTGCCCTTTTCGCCTAGAGCGCCGATGTTCTGGAGGATGATGTTGAAGCCGTCGTAGATTTCGCTGGCGGTGGCGCCGCTGATGTTGGCCACCTCTTTCTGGATGCCCTGGTATTCCTTCAAGATCGCGCCGCGCACGATCTGCATCTGGCGGGCAGTACCCTCCACCAGCTTCCCGTCTGGCCCGAGGATCGCAAAGCTCTGCGCCGCAAAGATCCCGGCCTCCGCCACCTGCTTGTTGAGCCGGCCGGCCTCGGCCGAAAGTTGCTGCAAAGGGCCCAGCACGGCGTTAACTGCCCCCTGCAGCCCCCCGAAGATGGCCTGCAAACCCGTGGCCGCCAGGCCGAGCTGGCCCAGGATCGGTATCGCCTTCCCGGCCATCCCAAGCATTCCGGCCAGGCCATTGGTGGCGCCACCAAAGCCACCGCTGCCGCCAGCTGCTGCCGCCGCCTGGCCGGCGCCGCGCAGCTGCTGCGAAAGCATCGTGAACGCCTCGCCATCGCCCTGCACGCCGCGGCGCAAGGCCTCCATGGTCGCGGCCAGCCCTTGATAGCCGCGCTGCGTTTCCGGTGGCGGCGGCGGGATGTTGGGGGCCGGGATTTTGGTGCCCCGCTTTTCCATGTCGGCGATCACCGCCCGCATGCGCGCCAGGTCGCGCTCCAGCGGCTGCATGTCGCCGCGTAGGGTCAGCGTGGCTGTGCCCAGGCTGTATTCGCCGCCGCCGCCGCTCTGGGTCAAACCCGTTCATCCCTGCTTGGGGTCAGTCTGGCGCCGGGCTAGTCAGTAGCCAGAGCGCTGCAGCTCTTCGTGGGCCACCACCAGCACCCGTGGCGGCATCTGGTTGTTGCTGAGCAGCCAGCGGATCGTGGCGGCCGTCGCCTGGGTGATGCGAGCGTTCTTGCCCGGGGCGTCGGAGATCTTGAACGGCAGGAACTGATCCTCGCTGCGGCCCTTGTTGCCCAGGCCCGGGAAGGCAGCAATCTCAACCATCGAGGCCAACCGCGCCATGGTGGTGCTCAGCTCGTTGGTCCGTTTGGCCCGTTCCTTCAGGGCCCAGGCGTAGGCCTTGAGCACCGCATCCACCGGCTGGTACGCGAAGCGCTCGGCATGCCAGCGGGGGTCCTGCGTCAGCCCGCTGGTGAGGATCAGCTGGATCTCATCCCAGTCGGTAGGGGCAGTCTTGAGGTATGCCTCTATGCGGGCGCGGTGCTCGTCGCGGCTGAGGTTTTCTTCTGGCCTCGGGGCTTCGGCGCCGTCTTCGGCGCCGGCGGCTTTCCCCCCGCCGTCATCGCCGCCTTCTCATCGATCAGGAACTGCTGCAGCTCATTGATCAGGTCAGCTGGCAGCTGACTGGTGTCGTTCTCGCTCCAGTCGCCGGGCTCCAGCTTCACCCAGTCCTGGCTGTCGGGGTCGAGGTAGTCGCCGCGGCCGATCAGCAGAGTGGTGACAAGGGCTTTCTTCTGATCGTCCATGGTGGCCTGGGACGAGAGGAAGGTGATCAGCCTCTGCGGATCACTGTTGAGCAACCCGAAGGCCTGCAGGGTGCCCTGCAGCGAATCCGGATCGTTGGGGTTGGCCACCCTTGATAGATCCTGGATCAGCTTGTCCACCTCCTCGATGGACATGCCGGTGTCCTTGGCGATGCCATCGGCCAGGCGGTAGAAGCTGCCGAGAGAAACGCACCGCTCCCGGTCGTGCTGCTCCATCAGTTCTGCTTCGCCCTGCAGCACCTTGCCGTAGACGGCGAGGCGGAACACGCCGCCGATCACCTTGTGGCCGGTGCGGAACGACGCCAGAAGGCGACTGGCTACGGTCATGTGAGAGGCCGGATGGCCGCACGGATCTGAAAGCCAACGTAGCGCTGGCCTTGGTTCAGGACATCCTCCGGCAGGGTCAGCCAGAACTCAGCGCCGCCCTGGGGCGGGGTGACAAGCACCTCTGCATCGGTGGCGCCGGCCTCCACCACCAGCATGCCCACCATCAGCTCCGGGGCGTTGTCGGGTGCCCTGCAGTCGATCGCCACCACGTTCTGCATGGGGGTGAGCAGCAGGCGATGGAACATGGGGCTGGAGCTGCTGCTGCCAGTGTGGCCCGGGTCATGCCCGGGCCCTGCTGCAGGTGCTGCTCACACTCGCATGAACAGCCAGCTGGCGCAGCCCGGTGGATAGACGCTGCATTGCTTGCCGGCGGAGAGCTTGCCGCGGCCGATGAGGCGCCAGCCGTCGCGTTTGGCGCCGACTGAACGGGCGGCGGCCCACTTGTTGATGGTGTGGGCCTCCAGGCCGAGCAGGTGGGCCAGCTCGGGGCCGGTGATCAGATCGCCAGGCCGGTAGCCGTCGGGCTGCTGCGCAGACTGCGGAGGCATGGGCGGCCCCGGGGGCGCCTGGTGCTGGCGAGGAGGACGCGGACCAGGGGCCGGCGCCGCCGGCGCGGGTGCGGGGGGCCGGGGCGGAGCGGCCACGGCTGCCGCCACAGCCTGGCTCCTACGACTCGGCCGCAGGGTCATGGTGGGGTGCTGGTACACGAATTCCGTCCAGTCGTTGTGGCAGGCCAACCAGAACAGTCGCAGGCTCAGGCAGTTGTGCAGCTCCGTCAGCTGCTTCCGCTGCCGCCAGAGCTGATCAGCCACAAAGTCATGCGGCTGCGCAACGGCAGGCACTCCTACCGGTTCGCCAGCTGGTCGGACCCTGACATGCAGCTCGGTGCCAATCCGTTCGATGGCCACCATCGGCAGTGTGGGCGCCTCGGTGCGATCAGCGGCGATCCTGGGGGTGAGGCTCTCCAGGAACCAGCCGTCCATCCACACGGCGAAGGCGGGGGAAATCCAGCGGGCAAGGTCGACGGCGAGCTGGGGGTGAACCCAGGTGCCCTGCAGATGGGGAAGGCCACCCTGGATGGTCTGGATCAAACCATCGGGGCCCGTTGTGGGGATCTGCACAACGGCTGCCAGAGCAGCGATGTAGGCCTGTGTGCGGTCTAATCGGATGTAGTCGGGCCAGCGCTTGCCGTTGGCCTTGCACATTGCCGTGGCGTTGACATAGCCGTCGGCCGGCCGGCGCTGAATCTCCACACCGTTCCAGGTGCGCGACTCCATCCCCTTGGGGGTGAGGGTGCTGTTCATCAATGGCTCCCGCTCGAAGCGGGCGTATGAGTTGCCCGGTGCTGCCACCAGGTTTCGCCAGAGTACAGCAGATCACTTTGTCAAGGGGTGGCGGGTGGGGCCTCCAGTACCGAGCCCGAACGGCGACTCACGGCACCGCTCCCGGCGCCCAGCCTTGCGGGGAGGGCCGACCCCACCCACCAGTGCAAGAGTACGGGAGGCGGGGCAACGCCAGCCATCCCGCGATCACCTTGCTTCGGATCCGATGCGACCACGCCGCTTCGCCTTTCTGCTCGCCGCGGCTGCCTTGGGAGTCAGCGTGCTCGCTTCAACAAGCGCAAAGTCGCAGGTAAGTACGTTTGATTGTTCAGTTTACCTGGAAAGTATTGAAGCATTTAGAAGTTGCCTAAAGTCCAATCGTATTGCGGAAGACGCAAACCGCAATATCTGTATTTCATACATTGACTTGGCTCGGAAAGCTGCTGCAAGAGGAGACAGCTCTGGTTGGAGCAGGGTCCCGACCTGGTGTCTGTACTAAAGCCCCTTGCGGGGCGCCCTCTCAGCAGGTCCACTCCTCCTCGATGGCGGCCATGTCGCGCAGGCGGTGCGCGGTGGCAAGCTGCTCATCGATGAGCTGGTCCCACTCCTCGAAGAGAACCTCGATCTCGGCGAAAATCGCGTCGACCTCCGGATCTCCCGTCGGGGGTCCGAAGATGGACTCCTTTTGAGGGGTGCGGGTGGGGTTGGTCATGGTGCCTCCGGTGGTGGGTGAGCCCCCTGGCGGGACTCAGAGGTGCCAGGGATCGGCACCACCGGGGCGGGCCAACCGCCCGCGGGATATTCAGCTGTCCAGGTCCTGGGGGTGTCCCCCGATGACTGCACCGTAACGGCTGCGGGCGGCCCTGCTGGGCAGTTTTCGCGCGAAAGACCAGAGGCCACCCATGAAAAAGGGGCCCCGCAGGGCCCCTCTCTTTGCTCTGGCGGCCGCGGCCTGGTGATCAGGCGGTGCGGAAGGTGGTGGAGAAGCCTGCCAGCGGCCGGCGGATGCCGGCGGCATCGGCCACCAGGGAGGCATTGACGGCCTGGGTGATCGCCCCGTCGCGCACCACCAGACGGTAGATGGTGGCGGCCGCCAGGTCGGCGGAGGGGTTGATCGTCACCACACCACCAGCCAGGGTCACCACCGCCGGCACGCGCACGCCGGAGCTGGCCACCTCGAGGCGGAAGCCGCTGCCATCGGCCGCGCCCAGCGCCAGCTGGGTGAGCGGAGCGGTGCCATCGCTGGTGTAGGTCACGGTCAGGTTGTTGCCTACCACCACCGCCGTGCCGTTGTCGGCCGGCACCACCGCATAGCGACGGCTGCCGCTGGAGGGGGCCGTGCTGAGAATCACGCTCTGAACCGCACCGGTGGCCAGCGGCGCGCTGCCGGCGTTGAAACGGCCGAACATCGCCCGGCCGCGGCTCATGCCATCGAAGGTGACGTTGATCAGGTCTTCGGCGGCCTGGGGCTCCTTGTAGTTGCGCAGCGCAGCGTTGAAACAGGCGTAGTCGTAGATGTAGTCGCCGGTGTTGCCGCCAGCGCGGCCCAGCTCCTTGAACATCTCCACGAACACTTCCGAGTCGGTGTCGTAGCGGGCCTGCTCAACAATGGCGAACTCCTCGGAGTAGTCGCCGCGGAACTCAGGGCAGCCACCAGCGGCGCCCTGCACGATCAGCTTGGAGAAGAAGGTGTCGAACGAGGCGCTCACCTTGCTGCCGGTGGTCACCGAATCGCTCCAGCCTTCGTCACCGATCAGGCGAAACTCCCGATCGTTGTTGTCGACATTGAACGACACCTGTTTGACGGTCTGCAGCTCCCGGGCCCAGTCGCCAGGGTCGAGGGTGGGGCGGGTGATGAAGCCGGACTCATCGCGCGTGGCGAAATAGCGGCAGGGGGCGCGCAGGGGGGTCATCAGCAGCACACTGCGGTGCGCCTTGACAAAGCTCTGCCCGATCGCGGTATCAGTCATGGTGGGGTCCTTGAAGGGGTCGGGGTAAAGGAGAAAGGCGGCCGCTGTGCAGCCCGTGGCTGTCAGCCGGAGGCTGCCAGGGAGGCGATGTAGACGGGATCGGGCAGCTCCACGATGAGCCGCTCGTAGGTGTCATCAGTTTGTGGCTGGTGACGTTGCTGGGCGGTGGGCCAGGCGCGGAACGCCAGCAGCCGCACCGCCTCGAGGTTGCTGCTGGTATCGAACTGGGTGAAGGTCACCGTCCAGGTGCGCATCGTGGCCATGGTGCGCGTGGGGGCACCCAGGAGCTCGCGCTCCGGGGCCTCGGTGAGCACTGCCTCGATGCCGGTAGCGGTGTAGCTGGGCCGCACCTGCCCCTTGCCCACCGTCCAGAAGGCCTGAATCGGCGGGCCTTCAGAACGGTGGTACTGACCCAACAGTGGGCCAAACAGCATGCGCAGCTCATCGGCCACCTGCCGCAGGCTGGCGCCCAGCTCCACCTGGCACTGGGCCTGGGTCATGCTGCACCTCCAGCCGGCGGCAGGGCCGAGGGCCCCGCCGGAGCGGCGCCACCACGGCGGGTGCCGCCCAGGCCCCGGCGCTTGGCCGAAAGGGTGAAGTGCAACTGAAAGGCGCGCTGCAGCTTCACGCGCTCGCGCTGCAGCTCCCGCGTCCAGGGCCGGGCCGGCCTGGTGCGGGGCTGCCCCTCGCTGTCATTGGCCTTGTAGACGGCGCCGTCGTGCACCGCAGGGGCATGGGGGGCAGTCCAGCGGAATTTCGTTTCCATCACCCCCGGGCGGGGGTTGATTGCCATCTCCTGCGAGTTGCGCAGGTCGCCGATGTCCACGATGTCGCGGGGGCTTTCCCCACTCGGCCAGTCCCATTTCGGCTCGGTGATGTGCCTCGTGAGCTCCGAATCCACAAACGTGCTGAAGCGGCCCCAGGCCTCACCCACCACCTCGCGCAGAAGCTGCTGATCCATTCCCTGCTCAGCCATTGCCACGGCCTCCCGTCACCCGAAAGGTGCCGTTGATCTGCTGGCGCAGGAGCGGCATGGCCCCCACCGGCGCCCCCAGGTCTTCCTGCAGCTCGAAGCGGCCGCGGCGGCCGTTGATTACCGCCGCGGCCTTGCTGCCGCTCACAATCCGCGGATCGAGGGTGGCGGGACTCAGCAGCCGGCCGGTGCAGGGGAAAGTGGTCTCATCGACGCCCACCTGCTTCTCCCAGCGGCCGCGGTTGAGGCGCAGCGCCGCCAGGTAGTGGAGCGTCTCGGTGGCTGCCACCTGATTGCCGGTTTCGGGATCCTCGGTGAGGGTGGCGCCGGCCACCTCGAACGCCAGGGTGGCGGTGGCGAGGTGGCCGTAGGCGCTGGCGGGCTGGGGAGTGCTCATCAGATCAGACCATGAAGCCGCAGGTGAGCGGTAGGCAGGCCTGCAGCTCGGCAAACTCCTGGCCGTAGTGGGTGGCCTCCAGGCCGCTGCCGGCGGAAGGCGGCGCCTGGCCTACCTGGGCGCCCACCTCCCGCACCCGGCAGGCGATCAGATGGGCGGCAAACAGGCCCACCCCATCACCATGCAGGTCTCCCCACACCGCTTCGCTGCAGCGCCGGCCGGCGGTGGCCAGCGCCGCCTCCAGCTGGGCGTGCGTGTGCACCTCCAGCTCAGGAAAGCGGTCGAGCAACTCGGAGAGGGTGGGGATTGCCATGGTCAGGGCCGGCCGTCGAGGAGCTCTTTCACGCGGGTGGCGAGCTTCTCGCGCACCACCTGCCGGTCTTCCTTGCGCAGCCACTGCTCCAGCTGCTCGGTGTTGCGGCAGCCGTAGATCAGTCGGATGGCCACCGCATTGGGCACGGCGGCCAACGACACCTCGCCGTCGGCAGTGGTGGCGCCATCGGTGAGCTCGATCTCTTGGATCAGGCCGCGGCCCATCAGCTCTTGGGTGTCGGGGCGGGCCTTGGCCTGCTCCCACAGCTTGCGGGGCACCGGGGCGTTGAGGCCCGGGTTGATCCGGAGAGTGGTGGGATTGGCGACGGGCCCGAACGCCCAGGCGATGGCGCCGCCACGGCAGCTCTGGAGACAGGCCTCGTTCAGCTCGGGGGTGAAGATCACCGCCAGCTCGCCGGCCTCCGGTTGGACGGAGACCGCCAGCTCGCCGGCCTCCGGTTGGACGGAGACCACCAGCTCGCCGGCCTCCGGTTGGTCCTCGGCGGGCTCGGCCTGGGGCTTGCTGATGAGTTTGGTGGGGGTGGTGGTCATGGAAAACCGATGGGGAACAGGGAAATGGTGCGGGGCTGATCAGCGGGGATCAGCCGCCGTCCTGGATGTAGAGGAAGGCCAGGGGATAATCGGGGATGAAGCCGCCAATTTTGCTCATCGAGGGCACCACGAACTTGAGGTTCTTCGGCTGAGGCGGCAGGAAGGTGAGCGGCAGGGGGATGTGGAATTTCCCCTTGGTCGGATCCTTTCGGTAGAACAGCATCCGCCGGGCGCTGAGGTTGCCGCCGCTGTTGGCCGGGTCGAGCTCGTTGATCGGCTCCACCGACGTGATGCCCGGGTTCATCTTCAGGAACAGCTCCAGCACCGTGGTGTTGTCGGTCGTGGAACGGCAGGTAGTGGAGACGATGCGGTGATCCGATTCACCCATCAGCACGGCATTGGGCTGCTCAATCTGCTTGGAGTTGACCCGCATTTGGGTGACGCCGAAGTTGAGCAGATCGAGCATCTGCTGGGGGGTGGTGTTGGGGTCGTTGAACCAGGCGTCGCTGTTGTTGCCCGTCACCACCACACGATCGATGGCCGGGTGGTTGAGCATGCCCCGCAGGCCGGTGCCGGCCCGGCCAAACAGGCAGGTGATGTTGTTGCGGCGCTCGTAGGAGTCGCGCACCGCTTCGGCCTTCTCGTTGGTGAGGTTGACGCCGGCCATCTTTGCGGCCAGCAGCTCGCCCTGGGTGTAGTCGAACGAGCCGCCGAACTCGCGGATCTCGTTGACGATCTCACCCACCTTCACGCCGGAGCGGGGCAAATCGTCGGCCGCATCAGCGATCAGATCAAAGGCGCCGGTGCGATCCCACAGGGTGCGCTTGATCGACGTGGCGCCGGGGTTCACCTCGAAGCTGACCGGGCAAATCCTGGGGTAAACGATTTCGGCATAGGGTTTGCGCAGCACACCGGGAATGATGTGCTGCAGCTGGTCGGCCAGGAACGCCCCACTCTGGTAGGCGTCGTCCATTCGGTGGCTCATTGTTCGGGCTCCAGGAGGGGGCAGGGGGAAGGAAGGGGGATGGTGGGGAGGATCAGGTGTCAGCGGTGAAGGTCAGCGCGGCAGGCGCGTTGACCCGCAGCACCAGCAGGCCACCGGCAGCGGCGCCGCGTTCGATCTCCCAGGCGCCGGCAGCCAGGTTGAGGCTGTTGCCCGCCGAGGCCGTCTTGCCCCACTTGCCGGCATTGGCGCCGGACTTGAAGTAGCGCAGGGCCCCTCCGGGATCAACGGCCTCGAAGACCTCGATGTAGATCGAGCCCTCCTTGAGGATGTTCACCGCATAACCGGGATGAATGCCCTCCTGGTAAGAAGTCGCGGCATCACGGTGGCTGAGCTCCTGGACATCGGTGAGCACCGAGATGCCGAGGATCGCGCCGGCGGCGGTGGCCACCTGGGCGGAGTTGGGCAGCACGCCGGAGCCGTTGCGCACCAGCGGCACGCCAAAAGGCAACACGCCATTGGTTTCGTTGCTGCCGCTGATGATCCGGCTCCCGCTGATGTCGGCCAGCTCGCCGATGCGGCCGATGGCCATCTGCATCGGGTAGTCACGGCCCACACCCACTTGGGGGTTCATGCTGCCGGCGTTGTTGGTGAAGGTCTGGGCCATGGAAGGAATGCGGAGGGGCGGGGGGAGGGGGAAGGGCTAGGGGGGAATCAGCTGGCGGGGTCCTGCCAGGCGTTGGCCAGCGCGTTCTGGTGCTCCGCCGCGGCCGCTGCGATGCCATCGGCGCCGTCGGTGCGGGGGCCGGTGGTGATGCCCTGCAACTGGCGGACCAGCATCTGGGCGGCATCGGCCTGGTAGGGCACCTGTTCGGCAGCCTCGTAGGCGGCATCGAAGCGGGCGGCGATGTACTCGTCGCTGCGGTTCTCGATGCCATCGATGCGCACCTCAGCAGCCTCGAGGGCGAGCACCTGCACCTCGCGGTTGCTGAGGCCGTCGTGCCGCTCGCGCTGGCCGCCCATGATCAGGCTGGCCTTCTCGAGCACGTCGACGCGCTCGGCCACCAGCTGCTGAATCAGCTCCGGATCAGGCTGAGGGGCGGAATCAGCCCGCTCGGCCACCAGGGCCTCCAGCTCGCTCAGCTGCTCGGCCAGGCTGTCGAAGCGCAGCTCGGCGGCGGCCAGGTCGTCAACGGTGGCCTTGTAGACCTCCCACGGCACGCTGCGGCCGGGGGTGGCGGAATCGCCGCGGGCTCGCTTGCGCTTGGCCATGCCGTAGCCGTCTTCCTTCTCGTCGGGCTCCATCTCGCCCTTGTCTTCCATTTCTTCGGGGTCCATCTCTTCCTCGGCGTTTGCCTTGGATTTGGAGGAGCTCTTCATGTCGGCACGGTCGGTGGGTTGAGCGGAAGCGGGCATGGGGGTGGCCTCAGGAAGGGAAGGGAGAAGATCGGCGGAAACAGCGATGACCGGCGGGTCGTCGGCATCGGCGGAGTCGAAGTGCAGGCACACTTCGGCGCCCGCGCGGGCCTTGCGGGTGACGGCGAGATGGTTGCCGCTGATGTTCCGCTGCACGCCGTCGTAACGAGTGCCATCGGGCGCCACGCCGGGGGTGGGGTCGTACTCGCAGCGGTAGCCCACGGAGAGCTCCACCGCATCGCGACGCTTGACGGCCTCGATGGCTTCTCGATCCGTCAGGGTGACGGTGCCATGCACAAAGCCGTCGGTGAACTCCACCTGGGTGCCGCTGTGGCCCCGGGTGTGTTGCCGCACGGTGTCGGGCGTGAGCAGCTGGGGCGGATGCTCCAGCGTCACCGGCAGGCCGCCCATCGACAGAAGAGAATCCGGACGGGACACCTCTTCCGGCGGGCGATATTCGACCCGTTTCGACCCATCCGGGTTGGTGTAGGTCTGGCAGCCGCTGCGGGAGAACGTCCCACGCACGCGCACGTAGCCCTCTGGAGTTTCCAGAAAGCTGGCGGGTAGGTTGGAGCGATCGAAGCGGAATTGCACCGGCAGATAGCAGGAGCTGCCAGCAAGATGGGGCCGCCGGGTCTAACTTGCGCCTGTTGATGCCATAAACGCACCGTGCCCACTCTCCTGCCAGACGCAATGGTGCGGCGCCTGTTGGGTGCACGTTTGGGCGTGATTATGCAGCAGCGGGGCGTCAGCCAGCAGCAGCTGGCGCAGCACCTGGAGGTGCACCGCAGCGCCGTGAGCCGCTGGTGCTCCGGCGAGCGGGATCCCAACCCAGGCCAGCTGCGATCGATCTGCCTGCTGCTGGCGATCGATCCGGCCCTGCTGCTGGGGCTCTGATCAGCGCTTGGCCTGTGGCTTGCCTTCGCGGGCGGTGGCCACAGGAGGGGCATCCTGGAGGCGCAGCATCACCGTGGTCTCCACGGCCACGTTGGCCCAGTCGATGGGCTCGCCATCGGCCCGGGGGGCCTGGGGGGGGAAAGCTGGGGGGCTGGTGGGTGCTCATTGGGCCAGGGTGGCGCATTGCATCCGGAGGGCATCGATCCGGACCTCCAGGATGTTGGCAGCGGCATCACGGCGCCGGCTGCCACCAAGGCGTTGCCGCGGCCCGGCGGCCAGGCCGGCGGCTTCCTTTCCCCGTACCGGAGCAATGCCCCGCTGGGCGCGGCACTCTTTCGGCAGAGAGATGCAGGCGTTCCCGCAGCTGTAGCCCGTGCGGCACTGCCGCTTGAGAGCGTCGATTCGCTCCTGCAGGCTGTCGGCCCGGGGCCGCTTGCGCAGACCCAGGGCCATCAGCTCCTGCTCTACAGCGGCGAACACGTCCCGCTCCAGCTCCTGCCGCACCTTCGTTTCAGATTCGCCCGCTTCCACTCGATCAGCAGCGCGGTTGAGAGCGGAGCTGATGGGCCCGCTGGAGCTCTTCAGACGCTCGAACACCGACAGGGCCTCGCTGGCCTCGCCGGCAACCTTGGCGCTCTGCTGCTGGTTGATCACGTTGCCAGCCTTCTCCGCGAGGGTGGAGGCTGCTCTGGTCTTGGAGACGGTGCCAAACAGGCGCTTCTCCCGCGTGATTTTGGCCTTCAGGCCGGCGGAGAGCTTGGCCCGGGTGAAGAGGTTGTCCTTGACCTCCTGGCTCATCCCGAAGAGGTCCATCGTGGTCTGGGTGCGCTGCTCGCTGGCAGCGGCATGTTCCACCAGCTCGAGCAGCGTCTGATCAGCAATGCCCTTGCGGGAGCCGATCATCTTGAACACCTCCCGCTGCTTTGCCTCATCGAGGCCGCTGCCGCCAATGATCGCGCCGCGGTTCACGCTCAGATCACCGCGCACCACGGCGTTGAACACCTCGCCGGGCAGCTTGCTGAGTTTGAGGCCCTTCTCCGCCTGGCCGCTGCGCAGCGGCAGGCCCTTGGCCTCCACATCAGCCTGGGACCTGATGCCAGTGTCGCGGAAAAATTTGGCGGCATCCATCGGGGTGCCGGCACCCTCGGCAATGTTCTGCATGGCGCCGATCGCCCGGGCTTCGGTGGCGGTTTTTGCGTTGAGGAAGCGCACGGTCACCTCCTCGGCTCCCAGGCGCCGGGCCAGGGCCATCCGGTTGTGGCCGTTCACCACGTAGACCTTGCCGTCGGCTGGGTCCTTCCAGACGCTCATCACGCCGGCGAGGTTTGGATCCCACTTGCGAACACCCGAGAGGCTGCCCACCTCACCGGTGCCCTCAGTGGCGTTCAACTTGTACTGGAACCGCCCTGGATCGAAGACGATCTCACCGGGCTTCATGTTGCGGACGGTGCCGGGCTCCGTGGAAGCGCTGGCGGCCTCGGGGAGCTTGCCGGTGCGCAGGTACTCGGCAATCTCGGGCCGGGCCAACAGCTTCTCCACCCGCTTGGTGGTGCGCTCCTGTTGCCGCTCTCTTGCGGCCACTCCCCGGGCGGCCGACACCTGAGAGGCGGTGGCCACGGCGGCCTTGTCGCCGGCGGCCGCCAGCTGCTGCAGACGCCGCAGGCGAGCCTGGCCGATCGCGCTGCCCGGGGTGATCCGGCATTCCTTCTGCAGGGAGATGCAGGCGGAGCCGCAGCTGTAGCCGGTGGTGCATTTGCGCTTCTGACCGGTGGCCCGGTTACTGCGGCGGAAATCCATCCGCACGGCAGGAGCCCGCAGCTGCAGGAACGAATCCGATCTCAGCTCCCAGCCACGCTCACCGATGCCGTCCCAGGCGGGCCGGTAGCCGACACCTTCCGCATCGACACGAAAGCGGTAGACCAGACCATCGGCGGCCATCCGCCCGGCATGGCCGGCGCCCTCCTGCCGCCAGTCGAGCACCAGGGCGCCGGGAAGGACCTCCGCCAGCAGCTGTTGCAAGACCGGAGAGACCCGATCGGCAGCGTCATGCCGCAGGGCCGCCGGCCGGCGGGGCAGGGCCTGCCGGGCCGTCGAGACAGGCAACTGGGCCTCGATGGCCGAGAGGCGATCCTGCAGGGCCTGGTGACGGCTCATCGATCAGGGGCCTCCTTCCATGGCCGTGGCGGTGTCAGGCGGCTGCGCAGGTGGTCCGCCGCGGCAGCACTTGTCGAAGATGCTGCGGAGGTGATCGCGGCCCTCACGTCTGCGGCGGGAATCATCCCGGCTGCCTTGGCAGCATCCTCAACCTCCTGATGCGTCGGGAATCGAGCCCCCGGTGCAAGGGTCGTCATCGCCTGCTGCTGGATCTCTGCAGCTTGCGACCAGACATCAGCCCGGAGCCTTTCGGCATCCACCACCTGTTGTTGGAAGGTGATGACCGGCGCCAGCGCCGCTTTCAGGTCTTCGATGGGCTTTGTGGCCACCGCCAGCAGCCGCTCCTCCAGTCCCTCGAGGGCCGTGTCGATCCGGTCTTCCGCCCGATCCAGCGCGGCATCGATCGCCCCGTTCAGCTGTGGGCGGACCTTGTTTGCCAGTTTCAGGACGAGGCGATCCAGGAGGGGGTCCAGCAGTCGATCAAGCCAGTTCATCGGGATACTCCGAGAAGAGTTTTCATGCGCTCGAGCCGGGCCTGCAGGGCATCAATGCGGCTGTCGCCCCGGTCGCTCTGGCCCGTGCCTTTCGGTCGGTAGGTAACCATGCCGCTTTTGGTGAACTTGAACGTGAAGCGCTGCTGGTTGGACACAAACTCTCCCTGGGGCTCGCCGCCCTGGTCAGAAATCGAGAGGATCCGCACCGGTCTGATTTGCTCGCTGAGCAGCTCGGTGGCCAGCTGCACCATTTCGGTTCGTCGGTCCATAGGTTCGATGCGCTTTGGCCTCAGTCTGGGCCCGGTATGGTTGCCCGCTGTGATTCAGTTGCCGTGACCACTAGACCCTCCATTTGAACGGCGGGGAACGCGGATTCTTGAAATACTTCCCGCTCGGGGTGCCTGTTGCCGGCGCCAAACCCGCCGAAGACGTGGAGACTACTCCGGGCAACCCCAACAGGCTGTTGTAAGCGATCTGCGCTCCATCGCCGCCGTCGTGGTTGTGGCTGTTGCCGCGAACGTAGGTTTCGATCATCACCGGCAGCGCCTGATCGAGCCGGCCCAGGCTGGCGCCCGTGGTGCCCGGGGCGTTGACCGGGTTGTCCTCACCGGGGCTGACGGTGATTGCCGGGGCTTCGGACCTGGAGTAAGCCTGCGCTCTGCTGCAGTAGATCCGCGTGCCGACCTGCACCGTGCCCGGCAGGGTGACGGTGCAGGTCGGCACGCGGAGGCTGGGGTGGTCATGGGTGGGGCGTTGTAGTCGGGGATGCTGCGGGGGGCTAGATCGGGTAGCGGATAATGACGATGCCGGAGCCGCCGTTGCCGCCAGTACCGCTTGCACCCGCAGCGCTATGACCACCACCACCACCACCGGTATTTGGCTGACCACTGTTTGAGCTTCCGCTGCTAACGCCTGCAGCGCCACCGCCCAAGCCCCCAGCACCGCCTGAGCCGCCTGGGCGGATGCCGCCGCCGCCGCCGCCTGCTCGTGCAACTGCTGTGCCAGTGATGGTGGATGTTATGCCGTTACCGCCTGCGCCGCTTTGTGTCGAGCTTGTCGCATTTCCGCCCGGTGCACCCGCGCCGCCGCCGCCACCTGTCGGGAATGGTGACAAGCGAATATTGCCATTACCACCACCGATAGATCCTTGTCCCGTCGTTCCCGAACCGCCAAATGACTGGCCAAGGCTATTTTCGCCGCCGCCGCCGCCGCTGCCGCCGCTATTGCCGTCACTGGATTGAGCGCCAGCGCCACCTCCTATAGCGATAACCGAAGAAAAACTGGAGTTGCCTCCATTCGTGGCTGTGGCGAAGCCTGCTGTGCCGCCTGCGCCAACGACTACGGGATAAGACCCCGCTGTTAATACAAGGGGTGTTTCTGCGCTGACATTCTGACCAGACAATTCACCTTGAACTGAACATCTATAACCACCGGCGCCACCACCTCCTTTAATAGCAGCGCCACCGCCAGCAACAATTAAATACTCAACACTCCCTCCATTGGTAACAGAAAACGTAGATGCGCCAACAGTCGTAAACCGGTGCACACGGTAGTTGATGCCGCCAACAGTTATATCTGTAACAGTATCGCCACCAGTGGCAATAACGCCGCCGGAAGGCGGGGTCAAGCTCCCCACAAACGCCACATCAAACAGGCTGAACGTCATAACTGCACTTCCACCGGCAGCCACTGCAGCGCCGATTCCAAGGCCTCGGTCTCGGGATCGTCCGGCGCATAGGTGCCATCCACCGCCCTCGGCTGATCCCATCGCCACCGCGACCCATCAGGGCCGGTCCACTCATCGCCTCGCGCCGGATTCGGCGGCCAGTTCCACTGCTGCTGTGCCCCGGCCAGGCCCACCACGAACTCAGCGGGAAGGTCGTACTGAGTGGCGAGCATCTGCAGCCCTGCGACCAGCTCAGGCGCGATCAGGCCAATGTCCTGGCAGGTCTGCCAGGCGCCCAGGAACACCCTGCTGTCACCATCGGCAGCCTTCCCGAGACCCACGCCCAGGGCCAGTGCAAGGCGCGGCGAGACGGTCTGCGCAGCGGCCAGGAGCTGATCCACTCCCACCGGCAGGGCGTCAGAGAATTCGATCCAGCGGGGCGGGTGCGTCTGGCGGTAGTGCGCCTCTCGCTCAGCTTGGGTCAGCTCCACCAGCTCCCACTGCTGCAGCCACTGGCCATCGGCTTCGACTGGCTGAGCCTCCACCACGCGATGGGTGGCGGGGTTGGGCTGAGGCTGAGGCTGCGGCGCCACGCGGAACACGCCGTAGTGCGCCAGCTCAGCATCACTCGGCGCCGCCGAGAACGATCGGGCGGGCTCATCGGTGCGGAGCTGGCCCAGCGAATACGGCCAGCGGAGCGGGTTGAGGCGGATCAGGGTGCTCATCATCAGCTCTGCACGGCGTAGGCCGCCACCACGTCAGCGTTGGTGGTTCCAAATGCGGTGATGCTGAGCACGCCCACCTTCGACGCGGCGATGTTCGCGGGCTTGGTGCCCAGGAACTTCCAATCAGTCGGGAACGTGAGCGTGCGCTGGTTGGCATCGGCCACCAGCCGAATCACCAGCGTCCGCCCATTGGCCAGGTTGCTGGTGGTCAGCTCCAGATTCCCGGTGAGGCTGATCGTCCGGTACTGGGCATCGAGGCTGGCGAAGTCCAACGCCACCGTCGCGCCGTAGGTGATCGTCGAAAACGACCTGGCCGGCGCCAAGCCAGCCGAAGACGGGGAGACTACTCCGGGCAACCCCAACAGGCTGTTGTAAGCGATCTGCGATCCATCGCCGCCGTCGTGGTTGTGGCTGTTGCCGTTCGTGACGCCCTGGTTGGCGGGTGCCGCGCCGACATCACCGAACCCGAGGACGACGTCACCGGTCTGGCTGTTGACGCTGGAGACGGGGGCGATCGGATACCCGAGGCGCTGCCAGTGCGCCAGTGACGATCCGCCATCAACGACCAGGACCCAGGTGCCGCCGTTGGCGCCGGCATCGGTGCGGATACACCAGTCACCGCGCTGCCCTGAGAAGGTCAGCATCGCCGCTTGGTTGGCGGCCGTGCCCAGAAACTCAGTGATTGCCAACGACGGCAGCTGAGACGTTGGGATGACGCCCCCAATCAGGTCCGCCTTCAGGGAGAGGTTGGGGGCTCCGGCGAGGCTGGTGTACGGGAGCTGGCCCGTAACCTCGCTGGAGAGATCTACCGCCGTTCCGGCGCTCCAGGTGTCGGCCGCTGTCCGGCGCACGATGCCGGTGCCGCTTAACCCCTCAACCGCTGCCAGATCGTTGGCCAGCGCCAGGGTGATCGAGCCGGAAGAGGTGATAGGCCCACCGCTAACCGTGATCCCCGCTGCCGGCTGGCTGATGTTGACGCTGGTGACCGTGCCAGTCCCGGTAGCGGTAACAGTCAGATTCGTGCCGGTGATGCTCAGCCCATCCGCCAGGTTGAGGTACGTGAGCTTGCCGGCGCTGGCATCCCAGAACAGGAGCACGTCTCCAGCAGGGCCCTCGGCATTCAGCTGCTGGCCCGCCAGGCTCAGCACGTCATCGACGCTGGCCCCCAGCGTCACATCTGTTCCGCTTCCTGGATCGGGGTTCCCGATGGTCGCCTGCAGAACGGTTTCCTGTAGCTGGACGACAGCCGAGATGTCAGTCACGACGCACTCCCGATTCGGGTGATCTCTTGCGTGCCAGCGAAGAGCGGAACGATCAGTCCGGTGGATAGAATGACAATGATCTCCCAGTAGTAGAGACCGACCGTCAACGGGAGGACCTGCGGCAGCACCCGAAAAACACCGCCGGTGGCGTTGGTGATCTGGATGCCGGTGTTGACCCCCATCGCCAGTCGCTCGGCTCTCTCTCCCACTCGCCGGTAAACCATTTGCAGCTGCGCACCGGTGAGGTTTAGAGGCGTGCCGGCCGGCATCTCCAGGGTGACCGAATTGATTCCCTCCCAGGTCGTGCCTTCATAGACGGCATCGAGCTGCAGGGTTTGCGGCTGTGTCACGACTGATGAACGGATGCCGTCAAGGTAGGCATGGCGCTCAGCCAGCCTCAGCCGACTCCTTTTCGCTTTCCGCGATGTCAGCAGCAGGCGCAACTGCACCATCAGCTGGTGCGGCTTCAGGCGGCGGTGCAGCGGCCAGCTCGTTTGGTGCGGCTTCAGGCGGCGGTGCAGCGGCCAGCTCGTTGGCCTCGGCGGCAACTTCATCGAAGGCTTGAACAACGGTCGCCAGGTGATCGCCACTTGCCAGGGCATCCGGAGCTTGCAACGCTTCCAGCGCCGTGGTCATCGCCCAGATCGCTTCCAACGGGCCCACACGCTGCAGGAAGGCCAACAGATGCTGGGCGGCATATTCACGGTCTGCGGTGGTCATTCCGTTGCTGCGGATCGGCACCTACACCGTAGGCGCTTTGTTGTCACTCCGATCTGATGCCAGACCGTAACAGCGCCAGATCGCTCAAGGATTGAGCGGGGCAACCAAGGAAACCGATTGATTGCGATAGATCGTGTCGCGAAGGATGGTGAAGGCAACCAGCCCCATCACCATGCCAGCGGCGACAGCAAACAAAGCCAGCACAGCCACCTCATCGGAGCTGTAATGGCGCCTGGTGGCGGCGCGATTTGGGCGCTCGTGCTGAGCTGGCAAGCGGCGTGTCCTGGCTCGTTGACCGCCGCTGAGCGGCTGCACGGCGGTGGCGGGGCGGATCTGGGGCAGCGCCGGAGCGCGCCGCCGGGAAAAGGATTCAGCCATTACTACCTAGGGTTGTTGCTGTCTGGGTGCAATAGTACACAGGTCCGAGAGGTTCGCTACGATTTCGGACATTGCCAGTCTGGTCCGTACCCATCGAGCCATGAGATTTCTTCATGTTTTGGCTGCCGCAGCTCTCGGCACCGGCGCTTGCCAGCCGCAGCCGGCCCAGGCCTACAGCCTGACCACGGCGGCCTGGGCCTCAGCAGGTTCGATCTGCCAAGTCATGGCCGCTGGCTTTTCGATGCCTGAGGCCGTTCGCATCGGCCTCACCGACAGCCTGATGCTGTGGTCGGCTGAGATGCAGCATCCGGCCTTTTCTCGGCTCATGGCCGCGGAGGTGGTGCGGCGATGCCCAGATCTGCTGCGCTCGGCTCCAGGGGGAGGGACGCAGCTGTGAGCCAGGGGAAGGCCTCAACCGCTGCACGACCTCAGAATCTGCTGCTGACAGTGGCCGATGCCGCGGAAGCGTTGAGTGTGAGCGAGAAGTACATCAGGCGCCTGACTCTGCGCGATGCACTGCAACAGCGCCTGATCAGCTACGCGGCTGAGGTGCGATCGGGTCACCACCAGGCCCCACCGTCACCGACCGCAGCACCGCCGCAAACAGCACCCGTTGCTGTTCAGGTGTCGCGCCATTGAAGAACCACGGATCCTGCAGCGCTGAATAGGCAGCAGGATCAATGGCCGGTTGCTCCACGCGCTGCTCCGTCTCGATTCGCTGCCGCTGCTCCGCCACTGCTGCCGCCATCGCCCGGTTGTCCGGGTTACGGGCCGCCATCCGCTCCATCAGCTCCAGCTCGCCGCGCATCGCTGCCAGTGCTGGATCTTCTGCTGCTGGTTCGCTCAGCACGGCCGCTAGTCGCCGCGCCTCAGCCACGCACGCCTCGACAACTACCGGAAGGATTCGATCCTCCCTGGCTCCGCCACGGGCATCGCAGAGCCGGTGCCGGCACCGCCACCACGCCACGCCGTTCGATGTGTTTCGTCGCAGCAGGTGGCCGCAGGATGCGCACCGCAGCAGCCCCGTCAGCCCGTGCCGGGTCTCGGTGGTGCCCGCTGCCTTGAACCGGTTGGTGGGTCGCTGCAGCAGTGCGGCCAGCTCCCGCCAGTCCTGTTCGCTGATTAGTGCCGGGTGCTGGTCGTAGTGGATCTCACCCCACTGCCGCCGCCAGCCCTTGCCGCTGCCCCTGTCGAGCTGGTGGCCGATGTGCCCGCGGATCACGGGATTCACGAACCACGCCTGCAGGTTGGTGGCGGCCGGCGTCCACGCGCACCACTGCGGCATGGAGCGGGCCACCGCCGCAAAGCTCGCCAGCCGCCGCAGCTCACGCAACACGCGCAACGCCTCCCCCCAGTGCTCAGGGTGCGGCTCCAGCCGATGGCCTGGCCCGTTCTGGTAGCCGAAGGGCTTGCGCCGCCTGAGGTGCCGTCCCTCGGCGCGGTAGACGGTGAACTGGCGACGTAGGCGCATCGAGAGCATGCGCGATTCCATCTCCGCCAGGCCCGTCTGCAGCCTGGCCATCAGGAACCCCTGAGGAGTCGCCGTCTCGATCGCGCCACCGTCCAGGGCCCGAACCGTGACGCCCCGCGCCTCGCACTGGGCCAGCAGGGCGTCGGTGTAGGCCGCATCACGCCCCAGTCGGTCCACGCGGGTCACCAGCAGCTCCGAGACCTCGCCGGCCTGCACCATCGCCATCAGCTCCAGCAGTCCGTCCCGATCCGAGCTGCGGCCTGTTTCTATGTCGGTGATCACACGGCTGCAGCCGGCGGCATTGAGGCGGCTGACCTGGGCGGGGAGGGCGTCGGCCTGATCGTCCTTGCTGACGCGGGCGTAGCCGATGGCAGCCATAGGATCAGCCCAGAACGGCCGCTCACACTACCCTGCGCTATGGACACTTTTTCCTTAGATAGCGGCAGCAGAGCGCTCGATTCGTGGTAGGGTCTGCCTATCGGAAGCGCCGGGCAAGGCCCGCCACCGATCACCCCATCGCCCGGCACTGGCCGGAGGAACCATGGCAACCAATCTCACCACTATTGCCGGCACCGCAGGCCGCATCTCCGGCACCACCGCCCGGGGCCTGCTCTGGCTCAACGAACAGATCGACTGGGCCGAGGTAGCCCAGATCGTGCTACGCGGACTGCAGGTTTTGATCGTGCTCACCCTGCTGGCAGGTCATTACTGCCGCCGAGCCTGGGATCACCTGCCTGCGCTCAGTGAGCAGCTGGGCCGCTGGTATGCCGGCCTGATGGCGCCCGCTGCTGTTGAGCTTGCCTCCGCGCCAGTGACGCAGATGCAGCTCCTGCTGGCGCCGATCACGGCCACAATGGCCGCGGCCCGAGAGGCACTGGAGCGGCTTGTGCGGCGCCTCTATCCCGTGCTGGCCTGATCACACCTCCAGCTCCGCCACCTCAGTGACCATGGCCTCGTAGGCCTCGCGAGCGGCGGCATTGATCCATCCCCTGGAGGGGGTCCACACCGGATCCCCTGATGGCCAGGGCCTGGCGCCGCCGTTTGCCGGGTTGTTGGCCTGGTTCGGCCGGGGTGTGGTGGCCGGCAGGGCGGTGCGCTCCATCAGCGGGAAGTCGCCCGGGCCGCGGGGCTCACCGGTGCCGCCGATCGGCCGCCAGGGCCTGCTGCTGGCCTGGTCGTACTTCTGCCGCGTCGCCGCGGCCAGGGCCTGCTGCTGCGCCTCCCATCGCTCGCCGCGGCCGCTGGCCAGCTCGTTCTGGATCACCAGGGCCTCGAGGGTGATCGGGGACAGGGCGCAACGGCAGTTCGGGTGCGCGGGGGTCTTCACGCTGCCGGCGTAGTAGAGGCATCCCATGCGGGGCGCACACCACTCACAGACCCGATCGTCGGCCGTGGCGACCCACCGCACAAAGCCGGCCCCAACACGGCGGAAAGTGCGCTCGCGGGCCTCGCCGGCGGCGATGTGGGTTTCGGTGCGTGCCACGGTCTCGGCCCGGTTGCGGAAGGCGTCGTTGATGTGGGGCAGGCGGGCCTTGAGGGTGCGGGCCAGCGTGCGGCTGTCCACGCCGGTGGCCAACTGGGTGGCGGTCTCGAACTGCACCGTGTCGCCCCAGTCACGCCACCAGCGGAAGAAGTAGTCCTTGGAGGCGCGCACCCGCTCATCGGTGGCAGTGTTGCGCTGGCGCCGGTAGTTGGCGCTGAGGCTCTGGAAGTCGCGCTCGGCCGCGGCGATGGTGGCGCCCATGTTGAGCAGCCTGGTGAAACTCTGGCCCTCCTGGTAGGGGCTGCCCGGGGCGGGCGCATCGGTGGGGGCCGGAGGGGCGGCGGGCGGCAGCTGGGGGTCCTGCAGGGCCGGGTGCCGGCCGGAGAGCACGGCGGCCGGGGGGAGCATGTCGCGCGAGAGCTCGAGGGCGTACTCGGTCCCCAGGTCCTGGGCCTTGTTGTAGAGCTCCGTGAGCTCACGGTTGAGGGCTGTGTTGGCGGCCCGGGCGGCCGGGAAGCGGTTGATGATCGCCTGCAGGTCCTGGGCGAGCTGGCCCTGTAGGTAGAGGCTGGCCTGGTTTTTCTGCAGGGGGGTGATGGGCACCGGGCCGCCGGGGGTGCTGCCGAGGAATGCGCCGGGGGTGGTGGCCGGGTCGTACTCGGGCTGCTCCGCGATCCGCTCCAGGCGATCGGTGATGCTTCGGATGGTGCGGCGCAGGGCCTCATCGAAGATCCCGCGCAGCTTGCGAAGCTGCCGATCCTCCAGGCCCCGCAACTGCTGGTCGAGCTCCTCGAGCAGCTCCAGGGACCGGTCAGCCATGGGCTCAGATCCTCAGCCGGGCTTCTTGCACAGCCGCCGGAATGCCGCTCAGGAATGCCCCCAGCCAGCGCTGATCAGCCTCTGTCTGCGCCAGGGGGTAAAAGGCCTCAGCCATGGCTGCCACCGCTTCACGATCACGCCCGGTGGTTTTGGCCTTCAGGGCTGCCCACCTGACCACACCAGCACGATCGAGCTTCCGGCCCATGCCGCGGATGATCTCCTGGGCCTCGTCAATGGCTGCAGTCATCAGTACCTCTCATTGAACGCCAGTTTGCCATGCTTCACCATTGTTTGCCTTGCCTGAGTCACACTTGATTCCACTCAATCATGCAGTGCTGGGTGATACTGCTTCAGAGCGCGAGGGGCAAAAACCCACGCAGTGAAAGACTCGGCGAACAGCTCCTCTCGGTTTGTCAGTGAATACTTAGACGGCCCACGACCCTGATTCAAGGACTGGGTAACAGCTGCCGGTGTTGAACGTTGCCGTTCAGAATGCAGGCTGTGCATCAGGACAGTTTCACCTTTGCCGCTCGAAGTGTTTGCCGGCAGATCAGTGCGCAGCCGCACGCCGGCAAAACTGTCGACAGCGTGCCCTAATTCGTGTACGTGAACAGAAATAGCCTTTTCTGCACCTGTCAAATTAAAGCCGTATCCGATTGGCATACTTTTAACATTCCACGTCTCTGGATCCGAATCACTTAGACTGCCTAGTCGCTCTGGCAGGTGCTTTGCTATGTGGCTGCTGTAAGACCGCCTAAGTTTTCTAGGGTCTATTTTGGACGCTTCAGGCTTAAGGTCACCGTCCCATCCAGTAGTCCCAGCTCTTGCCACATAGGCTTTTTGCCCAAACACATAAAAGCCTCCTGAGTTGAGGTCGGCGAGCCCCTTTGTGTTACTGGTTATCAGTTCTTGAGCCGCCCATTTCAATTCATTTAGGCGACTCTCTTTAAGAGAGTTGTACGTTTTTCGTGCATAAGAGACATTTGTGGTGTAGTAAGAAAGCTCCTTTTTCCTGTCTTCTTCAAATCGCCATCCCTGAGCGATGCCTCGGTCGAACTGGGCCGTTTGATCTGCGAGGTCTGCAAGGTGATCGGCCAGTCGTTGCTTTGCCCTCAGTTCTTCCGGTGCTGGCTTGAGCTTTGACGGGTTCCTGATTATCTCCGCCTTGCGGACCAAGCCTGCACCGGCGATGGTGTTGTCTTTCCGCATCCATTCCATGCGTTCATCACTGACCAGCCCCATCTCGACAACCATTTTGGCAAGTTTTTTTCCGTCATTCCATGGGATCTCTTTAGACCCAATTTCCTTGCCGGTGATTCGCTTGATTTCGCCGGAACTTTCTGCTGCCACGTTTACAAGGATGCCGGCTTCCTCCATAAACGCCAGAGCCTTCCTCGCGTTCACACCAGCCTCTCCTGGCGCATCACGCGCCACCTTCAGGAGCGCTGCCGCCAATTCCTCGCCCCCGTAGTTCACTGCACCGGTGCGAATTGTGCGCTCCTTGATGCCCTGTGCAATGCGGGCTTCCACCTCAGGGCTGAATGGCAGGTTTGTGGGGATCAGTCCATCACGACCTAACTGCCCCCTTTGCTCCAGCAGCTGCAGGGCTTTCTGGCTTCGTTGGGCGGCGATGCCCTGAGCAATCTCCGCAGCCTCTCCAGTCTTCACCGTGCCGATGCCTCGCTGGTTAGATGGGGCCCCGCCGGCCAGGGCCAGCAGGCGCTTCAGCCGTTCCTTCCCGATTGCGCTGCCCGGACTGGTGCGGCACTCCTTCCGCAGGCTGATGCACGTCGCCCCGCAGCTGTAGCCCGTGCTGCATTTTCGGCGAAGGGCGTCGATCCGCTGCTGCAGGCTGTTGCCTCTGAAGAGGCTTTTCAAGGTCGAATCAGCCCGCGGCGACTGCAGGCGCTCTCTCCTGATCCGCACAGCTCGGAAGACGTTGTTCAGGCCCCAGACCCATTGATCCTGATCGCCCTGCTCAGGGACGATCCAATCCTCAAAGCGGGGGTCTCGATAGCGCTCATTCCTTCGCTGGCGGGCGGGGCTGGCATCAGTCAGCAGCCTTGACGCCGACATGAAACGCTGGCCTGCGATGTAGCGCTCAGCATCCACTCCGGTCAGTTGCGTGCGCGCAGTCCAGCGATGTCCATCCGGTCCCCCATACGCTTCTGGTCCCCCATAGCGGGCAATTTCGTCGTCAATGTCTGCCATCTGATCGTCAAAAAACTTCCTGCGCTCAGGATCTGTCGATCGGTAAGCCTGCTGCTTGATCTGCTCGGTGGCCCAGTTCAGCTCATCGGTGCTCATCCGCTGGGTGACAGCCGCCTCAAACAGGCTGCCCACCAGCCCTGGCGTCTTGTCACTGGGTTGGCGCCGTGGGTAGAGGATGTAGCCGTCATCCCCGAAGAACAGCTCGTCATTCTTGGCGGCCATTTTTTTGAGTCCGGTGGGCCGCGGGAGGCCTTCACCTTTCGGCTTGATCGGTCGTTCAGGGAAGGAAGGCCGCTTGTTGCGGATGACCCGTGGTTCTCTGTCGCCACCTGTGGCCTTCTCCCCTTGGCCGCCCGCCTCCCCTTCGCCGAGCTTCAGGGGCTTGGCTCCGACAAAGGAGCCCTCGCTCATCCAGGCGCCTCCCGGATACCAGTGGCCATCGGGCCCTGTTTCGCCGCCAGGCTTGGCCCGCCGCAGCTGCACGATCACCTTGGGCTTCTTCACCCCTGCGGCGGCGGCCGCGGCTTCCTGCCGCTTGCGTTCGGCTTTCACCAGGGCCTGCTTTTCGCTGTTCTCTGCCCGGATCTTTCCGGCCATCGCCTGGGCTTCGGCTGCATTGGGCACGCCGATTCCCCGGGGCTTGATGTCACCTCGAGCCAGTGAGAAGAGGCGCTGCAGCCGCTCTTTTCCCGTCGTGCTGCCGGGGCTGACCCTGCACTCCTTCTGGATGCTGATGCAGGCGCGGCCGCAGCTGTAGCCGGTGGTGCAGCGGCGCTTCAAGGCATCAATCCGTTCCTGGATGCTGTCGGCACGGTTGGCTCCCTGCTCGGCCTCAGCCGCCACAACGGCCTCCAGGCGCTTTCTGGCCTTCTGGATTCGCTTATCCACGTCCTCCACCTTGTAGTGCATGTCGCCGTTGAAAGACCCATGGGTCGGCATGCGCGTTTTCCCGAGTCGTTCCGCAACACGCGCAGCAACCCAGTGGCTGACCATGGTGGAGCGCTCATGCGGCATCAGATGGGCCTCCTCAGGCGTTGAGGCGGCCCGGGGGGCGATGCCAACGCGCCGGGCCATCACCTTGGCGGGCATGGCGTGGCTGCTGCCTGGCATGACCCATTCGAGGCCGCGGCCATACTCGTTGCGGCTGATCTGCGGCTCAGGCGGGGTTTCCTGCTCGATCTCGCGATAGATGTTGCCGATCCGCTTGAGCTCTTGCTGGAGCTGGGCCTTCTCCATCTCGAGCTTGGCAACCGTCTGGGCACTGGATCGGACCCGCTTGAACCCTGCTTTTTGGTCGGCGGTGTTGAAGCCCAGCAGCTTTACCGCCGTCTCGCTGCTCACCAGGCCGGTGCTGCCATCGGGCCTGCGCACCTTGAACTGGTGAACCACCCGTCTGCCGGTTTCGGCATTCTGCTCTGAACGCTCCCAGTCGCTGACCCGCTTGAGCTGCTCCTCTCCGTGGCTGTCCTGGAAGCTGTCCATCATCCACTGCCATTCGTAGGCCAGCAGCTCAGCCCCTGATGGGCCCTTCACTGGCGGATTGAAGGAAATGGGCTCCACAGGCCGGCGGCGGCGGGTGTCGTCTGGTGGAGCGCCTGGATCTGCCCCTTGGCCTTTGTGGCATTCCTTGTCGCGATTGATCCAGCCCTGACCGCACGGCTCACCAGTGCCCTTACCTGCTGCTGGAGGGCTGCCTCCTAAATCGAGACCCAGCTGGCCTGGGACTTCAGCTCGGCGCCGGAGGGCATCCAGGCGGTGCTGGATCAGCTGTGCACGGATCAGCGCAGGCCGGGTCTGCATGTCAGCAGCATCTGGCGCGCAGGGCATCGAGGCGATCCTGAATGACGGAATCCATCAGTGCTTTCACGCTGTTCTTCATGCTGACCAGCTTCTCGAACACCTTCCGATCACCGCCGGCATCCGGGTGGTGCTTCATGGCCAGCTTGCGGAAGGCCTTGTCCACATCGGCCTTGGTGGCCTTTTTCGGATCCAGGCCGAAGGCCACCCAGGGGCGGAAGTTCTTGAGGATGTCCACCCCGTTGATGACGCTGCCGCCGTCCTTGAGGCCACGCTCATCCCTGGGGACCGCAACGAACCGCCGATAGAGCTGGCGCCACTCCTCCTCGGCGTTCTTGCCCTTGAGGGTGCGGGGGTTGTCACCCACGACCGACTGCTGAAAATTCTTGTTGGCCATCAGGGCGGCCGTGCTCTTCACGTTGAACGACTTGAAAACCGCCGATCGCATCTCCCTGATGGTCATGGGCTTGGCCGTGCTGGCCGGGCCCTTCCCTTGGCCCTCCGATGCCTTCTCACTTCCTCCCCTGCTGGAGGGGGCCTCCTTGGCCCTGGCGCCACCGCTGACAGCAGGGCCGCCTTCCTTGCCAGCCGCCAGGGCGAGAATCCGCGTCATCTTCTGCTGATTGGCGCCGCCGGGGGTCTTGCGGCAGACCTTGCCCATCGAAATGCAGCTGGCCCCGCAGCTGTAGCCGGTGCGGCACTGCCGCTTCACGGCATCGATGCGCTGCGTGGCCATCGCCTCACGGATCAGCCGCTGGATTCGCTGCTCACGGCTGTCGGTGCGGCGGTTCATGCTGCCGAAGGTGTTGGTGCCCACGGCCTTCATCAGCTCATCCAATGCGGGGGCCATCTTCGCGATCTGCTCCTTGTTGGGCCACAGGGGGCTCTCACCGCCCAGGCCTGAGAGGTAGGTGTTCTCCTGCCCCTTGGTCTTCAGCTTGTGCTGCACGTACCGCTCGAAGGTGCGGGCGAACACCTCACGGCCTGAAGTCCAGTATGAATATTGAGCGCTGCCAGCTTTGATTCCATAGCCTGCCAGTCCGTCTCTCAGGGTAAACCGAAAGTCTGTGTCATCGATAGCCTTTCGGACGCTATCCATAGCCTTCCAAACCGGATTATCCGCCTGGCTTTTAGTCCCACCATTCGGGTCCCAGTACAAACCACTGGTTTGCTCGCTCAGGTATGCTGGTCCACTCCTCATGCGTGATTTACCGCGGGGAGTTTGCTGGCCGATGTAATCATCCAAGGCGTGCCCCCATTCGTGGGCCAGGGTGCCGACACCGTTCTTCCGGGTGATGTTGATCACTTTTGTCCCCGGCTCGTAGTGTGCCGCGGCCCGACCCTTGCCTCTGGCTCCGAAGGCCAGGCCCAGCTGGCCGTCCAGCGAGATGGCCCGATCTGGGAGCCCCGTCACGTCCGCCAGGTCGACCAGGGCCTCGGCGGTCTTGCGCAGGTGGTGGGCCCTTTCTTCATCGGTGACGCTGTTGCCGAACTGCAGGCCCCGCATTCCCATTCGGTTGGCGAGCACCGTGGTGGACCCGGCCGGCGTGTCATCGACACCCAGGGCGCGGCCGCCAGTGCGGACCGCCCTCTTCACGTAGAGGTCGGCGGCGTTGATGGTCGCCCCGCCGCGCTGCACCCCGGTGACCTTGTCGATCGAGGCCCCCCCCAGGATCTCCTGTGTGGCGTTGCGCATCACATCCGCCAGCTCAGCGGTGCTCTTTCCGTCGTTGGCCTTCTTGAGGCGGACCCCCAGGGTGTTGATCTGCCCGGTAACTGACGTTTTGGAGTAGCTGCCTCTGCTGGCCTTGTTGGTGAGGTCCACCAAGGAGTTGGCCAGGGGGTTGTAGCGATCGTATGTGTCCAGGGAGCGATTCCCCCTGATGGCCGTGATCCGGTTGGTGGTGGCCCGGGAAATTTCCGCGAGCATCTCGCGCGGATCAGCATCATCCCGTCGGCGGTCGATGATGCCCTTCACCTCCTGAAGGTGGTCGTAGTAGAGCTTGCGCATCTCCGCCGGGGTCTTCTTCCCGGTGATCTGGGCCCGGTTGTAAGCCTGGAAGGCCTTATCGGTGAAAGGCTGCGCCGGAAAGGATTTCAGGGCCAGGTGGCCGGCCAGGCGGGTGAGGTAGTTGGCGTTGGTGAGGCCTTCCGTCAGGTCGAGCGGCTCGGCTTTGAGCAGCTTGTCTCGGGTGACCATGGCCGCGGCCGTGCCATCGGCTTCTGCCTCGCTCAGCGAACGCCACTGGTTGGCCTTGTGCCGAGCGGAGCCCTTCAGGTCTTCCCCGACATTCCCCACAGTTGACGGCCTGGCGAACTCGTAGTCCGGATCCGCTGCCTTGGCGGCCCGATCGGCCTCACCCCGGGGGGTGCCGGCCGGCGCCATAGGGCGATCGCCGGCGCTTGGGCGTGGCTGGCGGGCCTGTGCGGCGGCCTTGGCCGCGGCCTCTGCCGCCTGTGCTGCTTGGGCCTTCTCTGCCGCGGCCTGCTGGCGTACCCCCCGCAGCTGGCCCGCTTTCTCCCCCCGGCGGGTGGCGATACCCTCGGCCAGCTCACCGGCCTCCTTGGCCTTCACCGGGGCAATGCCGCGCTGGCTGGAGGCGCCCCCGGCCGCCAGGGCCAGCAGGCGCTTGAGGCGTTCCTTCCCGATCGCCGACCCCGGGCTGGTGCGGCATTCCTTCCGCAGGGAGATGCAGGTGCTCCCGCAGCTGTAGCCCGTGCGGCACTGCCGTTTGAGGGCGTCGATCCGCTGCTGCAGGCTGTCAGCCAGGTTCATGTCTCTGCTCCATGCCCTGAAACGTAGGCATCACACACAGCGCCCATCGCCACCAGGTCGACGCCATCGATTCGGCGGATGGTGGCATTGGCGCCAATGGCATCACGAATCCCCCGCAGGTGCTGGTGTCCCAGGGCCAGCAAGTAGGCGCCGGTGGAGGGCTCGAACACCTCCCAGGCGCCGCTCAAATCCGGCCCCACCGCCACGGGGTAGGGGAGGGTCTGGCCGTAGGGCCCCTGCAGGCGGCCGATGCCCGGGCCATCCATCCGCACGCTCACCCCGAGGATCTGATGCACCTGGCCGGTGGCATCGTTGCGGGGCTCTTCATCCCGGCGGCGCTTGCGGCGGCCGCGGTGCTCGGTGATCTGCTCGGCCAGGGCCTGGGCCCGTTCTTCGCAGGCATCACAGCAGGGCTCATCGTCGGCATCGGTGCGGGGCGGAGTCTCGGGCGGCGCGGCGCCCTCCAAGGCCGCCTCATCGCCGGCAGCCTGAGCCTGCCCTGGAGGGGTTGCGGCCGGGTCGCCCTCGAGCGTGCCGCCAAACTCCACCGGGTCATCCTGCTCCGGCTGCGGAATGGAACCATCCGCCTCGCGGTTCAACAGGGTGGTGTCGAGGCTGAAGCGGGGCTTCCCGAACCGCGCGAGCGCCACCTCGTTGGGCTGCAACACAGCGGTCTGGATGTATTGGCTGTCGGCCGCGGCCATTTTCTGGCGCAGCTCGGCCTGCTCGTCATCCGTGGGGGTGTAGGTGGGGCGAAAGGTGATCTCCCAGTCGGCGGGCAGGGCCTTGCCCTTCCAGGGGCCATCAGAGCAGGCCATCACCAGCTCGTAGATGTGCTGGAGGGGTTCTTTGAGGTGCTGGGCCTGCCAGTCGGCCACCTCGTTCCCGAAGGCCGCCTGTTCGCTGCGGCCATCGGCGCCGAGGCCCGAGGGGCTCTCGCCCCATAGCAGGGTGTGGGGCAGGCCGCTGGCGCCGGTGATCTCGGACTTCAGGCTGGTGAGGATGTCGGCGATACCGGCGGCCGAGCGGGTGAAGTTGGTGAGCTCCTCGTTGTCGTTCAGCAGGTAGGCGCCGATGGTGGAGCGGGCCAGGGCGTTGGCCTGCAGTCGCGCGCGCAGCTTGTCTTCGCCACCGGCGGCGAGCATGTTGGAGAGGCCCGGCAGCTTGTGCACCACCAGGTCGAAGTCGTGCAGGATGTCGGCGGCGCTCTGCTGGCCGGTCTCGTAGCGCTTGAACACGTCCCAGATCAGATCCACCACCGAGACGCCCCACCACTGCCGCTCCTGCTGCGAGCGCCAGGAGCAGGGCATGCCCTCGATGCGGATCACCCGGCTGCTGTGGATCTCGATCTGGGTGGCATCGGTGAGGCCGAGGCCGGCGCTGGTGACTTGCTTGGCACCGGCCTGCTCGTTCAGCTTCTGGAGGTCGCGATCGGCCTGGGTCCAGAACCAGTAGCGCTCCGGTTCCCCGATCCCTGACCAGCCGGCAGCGGGGTAGAGGCGCCAGCGATCGATCGGGTAGAGGCCATGGATGGTGCGCAGCCGCTTGAGATTCAGCGGCTGATCGATCGGCGTGCGGTCGTCGGCAATCACGATGATCGCGCCGCCGCCGTAGAGGCGGCTGTAGGTGGCGGCCTGGGCGAGGGCCTGGCGGAGGTGCAGCTTCTCGCTCCAGCCGACCACATCATCGAGCTGCTTTTTCATGCGGCTGGAGGTTTCATCCCCCACGCTCAAATCCCAGCCGCTGCGGGTGCCCTGCTGGGGGAGCTTTTCGACGATGCGGCGGATCAGCCAGCTCTGTTCGTAGAGGGCATCAATGGCCCTTTCTGTGAGGATGCGCGAGCGCTTGACGCCGATTGCCTCGTTGCGGTCCTTGGCGGTGCCCAGGCCGGTGAGCACATTGATGAGCGCACCATCAAGGCGATACCCGCCGCCGGGATCATTCGACTGCAGGAAACCGATCGCCACGGGCCGATGCGCACAGGGCCAGGGTAGGCCTTATCACACAGGGACAACCTTGGCTGGGGATGTTACAACCCATAGGCTGGTAGAACATCCGACCTATCCCGGTGAGCTCGCCGCTGGACGCGATGATGAAGGCCTACGGGCGGCTGCCGATCCCCACCAGGGAGGAGCAGGTGCTGCTGGGCCGGAAGATTCGCGCCTGGCTGGACTGGGAGCCATCGCTCGAGGAGCAACAGCAGGGCATCACCGAACCCCCGAAGCGGCTGCGGCGGGCTGGGGAGCGGGCGCGAGAGCAGTTGATCAGCAGGAACATGCTGCTGGTGGCGGACCAGGCCCGTTCATTTTCGGTGAGCTCCACGCCGGCGCTGGAGCTGCAGGATCTGATCCAGGAGGGTGCGATCGGGCTATGCAGGGCGGCGGAGCTGTTTGATCCGGCCCTGGGCTATGCCTTCTCCACCTATGCGGTGCTGTGGATCCGGCAAAGCATGACGCGGCTGGTACATGGCTCTGGAGCCATCCATATCCCCACGAAACGATCCCAGGCGATGCACGGGCTGCGGAAGTGGTGCGAGGCGTTCAGTGCGGAAGAGGGGAGGCCTCCCACCGATGCCGAGCAACTGGCAGCAGGCATCACCGGCGTGCAGCGGCCCGGTGATCTGGTAATCCTGCGCCAGGCGGCGGCCGTCTACCAGCTGCGCTCTCTCGATGTGGTGATGGGTGATGAGGATGGCGACACCTGGTTGAGCACCGTGGCGGCCCCTGCAGATGATCCGCAGCCAACCGCCAGCAACAGGGAGTTGGATCAGGTACTGCAGATGCTGCAGCCCTGGCCGGTGCTGCAGGAGGTGATGGAACGGCGGCTGGCAGGCCAGACATTCTGGGAGATCAGCCTGGCAATGGGAATGAGCGAGCGGGCGGCGATTCGCCGCGGACGGCAGGCGCTGGCGATGGCGCAGCTGTTGGCGCGCAACAGCGCCATGGGGGATGAGCTGCAGGAGGAGGAGCTGGATTCTGATGAACCGCCAGCGGAAACTGCGCCGGCGCCGCCGCAGCATGTGGTGTACGTGCAGCCGTCCCTCCTGCCAGAGCCTGTACCCGCCTAGCACGTATGTTCCATTCCGGGGTAAAGTCGACCCGAAACCAGTCCATCACGATTTCATGCGGGCACAGGCGCAACACCCCGAAGTCACCTCGGAGAGGGAGAAGGCGCTGACGGAGATGCAGCAGCGCACCCTGAATGCAGTTCGGGCCTACATCGATGCCAACGGCATCAGCCCCACCCTGAAAGATCTGAAGGCAGCGCTGGGGCTCTCATCTCTTAGCCCGGTGCAGTTCCACCTGAGGAACCTGCAGGCTGCCGGGGCGATCGAGCAGCGCCGTGGTGTGCCCCGCTCGATTCGGGTGTTGTGGCCCCGCCCTGAGGTGGCCTGATGGGCTGGGAGACGTTGCCAGGGGTGCCGGCTGAACCTGGGCCCATTGCGCTCACAGACGCCCAGGCTTTCGAGGTGGAGCGGTTTTCCCGGGCCATTGATGCCACCTCTGACCTGGAAGCTCTGCGGGGCCTGTGCAAGCAGCTGTTGCAGGCCTGGATGACACAGAAGTCTGTGACCTGCTGGGTCATGCGTCAAAACCTGTCAGAGCCTGCTCTAAACCACCGGATTTTGGAGGATTTCTGATGGTCTGGGGGCAATGGAGAGTGCCGGAGCTGAGCGAAGAAGACCGGTTTGCCTTGCGCGTGCTGGAGCTACAGCTTCTCGAAACAGTGGAGCGCCATCCCAGAACGTTGGTTCGGATGTGCGTGGTGCTGTCTGAGCAGTGCCGGGTCAGGGACAACATCATCAACAAGGCCAGCAAGCTGATTGCCGAGCTAGAAGCGAGCCAGGCCATTGCAGAGCCGCCGGCACCTCAGCGGCCTCAGCGGCGCCGGCGGCGCTGGCTGTGGCGCGGAGTTGAGTTCGTGCGGGCGGTGGTGCTGGGCCAATGATCGACCCTTCACACCTCGCCCAGCTGCAGGGCTGAACCGCAACGGTTCAGACCATGTTGATCCAATCGGCGATCATCGGCCGCACCCTGGCGCCGGCTTCACAGGCCGCGGCCAGGCTCATCACGGCGTCATCGTGGCAGCCGGCTGCAGCCTCGCGCGTACCATCCGGCCCCTGGCGGAACACGCGCATCTGCTCCCCGTAGATGCTGTCGGGCGGGATGCCCAGTTCGCCCTGCTCGAGCAGCAGCAGCACCCGGTCGGTCATGGCGATCTTGCTGGGCCTGGATGTGGCGAACTCCTCAATGGGCACCCCGGGCCGCAGGCGGGCCAGGGACTCGCCCACAGCGGCGCCGACGCCGTTCTTCTCGATCATCACCATCTCGGGGTTGTACTGATCCATCAGGCGGGCGGTGCGCTGCAGGCCGTAGTCGCGGCTGCGGCGCGCGTCGTTGAAGTAGGCCACCACCTGCCAGGGGTTGGTGGTGACATCGAGCACGGTGGTGACCCATTCGTCATCGCCGGAGCCGTTCGGGTCGATCCCGATCACGTAGTTGTGGCCCCTGGTGGGCAGATCCAGCCCGCCGATGGCCTCGCTGGCCTCGATCAGATCGTGGGGGTAGACCTCGGCATCGGTGGCGGCGAAATCGAGCTCGAACTCCTGCCGGTAGCGCTGCTCGGTGAGCTGGAATTTGCGCCGGGTGTTCTCCGCGTAGTTCGGATCCTGGCTGTAGATCGGGTGCTGGCTCCAGTGGATGGCCACCTTCGCGAAGCCACCGCAGGGGCTGCAGCGAAGGATCGGGATCCCGTTGACCGTGACCTCGCCGATCTGCTGCTCGCCGTGGTCCGTGCTCCAGTGCTCGTGGAAACGGCCACTGCGGCCGTTGGGGGTGCTCACCCACACGGCGCGGGCGCGGGGGCCCAGCAGGCTGAGGGTGGGCATGGCGCCGGTTTCAATGCCGCCCAGCTTTTCGATGAACGCACCCTCATCGAACAGCACGAAACTGGCCGATGGGATGCCCCGGGCGGCCCGCTCGGTGGGGGGCAGGAAATGGAGGCTGCCGCGGCCTTGGAAGACCAGTTTGCGAGCGGAATCCTTCGGGAGGGGTGGGCAGTAGGCACCCAGGCTGGCGGCCTGGCCCTTGATCCGGGCCGCCAATTCAGAGGCGTCCTCTCCAGTCTTGGAGAAGATGATTCCCACCCAGGCCGGCCGCTGGATGGCCTGCTGCAGCATGTAGGAGATGACGGTCTCTGAAACGCCGGTCTGGCGGCTCTTGAGCACGTAGGTGTTCTGGAATGCGCGGATGGTGCGCACCAGCGACAGCTGGTAGTCCCAGGCCTGGAAGGGCAGGTATTTGCCCTGGGAGGCGATGTAGGTGCGTGCGGCAAAGTCGGGCCAGCGCTTGGGGAGCTGATCCCACAGCTGCACCGCCTGCTCCTGGGAGAACAGGCCGCGGCGGGGCAGGTACTGCAGCACCGGCCGCACAACCTTCTTGCGGGGCAGGTGGGGGCCTGTGGAGCCCTTGCTGCGGGGCCAGGCATAGCAGGGTGTCTGGGTGCGGAGCTGGGCCTCGTATTCAGCCCAGGCCTCGTCATCCCAGGCCATCAGAAATCACCTTCTCGATCCAGCGCTTCCTGCTCCTCCGGGGTGAGGGGTGCGGCACCAGAACCACCATCGCCGAGCTCCTGCTGGGCGCGCTCGAACTTGTCGATGCTGAGGATGAATTTGTTGATCTCGGCCAGGGTGCCAAGGGCGGTTTGCAGTTGCCGGGCCTGCAGGGATCTGCGCAGCAGCGATTCCATTCGGCTCACCTGAATGGCGCCCATCCGCAGGCGGTCGTAGAGGCTGGTGCTCTGGATGCAGAGCTCGTAGGCATCGGCCACCAGGCGGGCAGCTACGGCAGGGCTGACCTTGAAGCCCTTGGTCGCCACGGTCATCAGATCGTGAGCCCCGTAGCCCTCCTTCACAGCCAGGCCCAGCAGGGCATGCACCCGGTAGTTGCGTTCAGCGGCCTTAGAGATGCTGCGGTCCTTGGTTTTCGGCTTGGCCTTGGGTTTCCGGGGCTTGGGATTGGCGCCGGCCTTTTCGCTGCTCACGCCGGTGTGCCTCCTGCTCAAAACGTAGGCGCCTCATGCTCAACAACTCCCGCAGAGATGTGATTCGCTTCGCAGCGGCGAGCGTGCTCCTTCAGCCAGCTCCTCACCGCCCAGGTGCTGCGATTCAGCATCAGGCCGATGGTGGCCATGTCGCGGCCCTCGGCGCGCAGACGCAGGGCCCGGGCGCCCTCTTCCGCCGTCCATCGCCTCAGGGCCACAGGCACTCGATGCCGCCGGGCACGGATCGTCACGCCAGCCTCCACCAGCAACTTTCGGATCCGCTGCGGCGACACCCCGTAGCAGGTTGCGATCGACTTGATGCTCGCATCGGCCAGGTAGCGGTTCACCACCATCTGCACCGGCAGGGGCACTGCAGGCGGCACCAGGCCATCTCCACCGGCCTGGAGGTTGTTCACCAACGCACGCCGTTGCCTCACCCAGCCGCCGTTGATCCGCGCATCAGCCAGCAGCTGGTAGACGGCCTGATGAGAGCAACCCACGGCCGCGGCGATCGCCTTCACGGGCACGCCTTGCCGGTGCAGGTCCAACATCAAGCAATGGTGGTAACGGGTGAGCGGCCGGCCTTTGGCCATCACCGTCAACGGCCCCGCTGGGCCAGCAAGGCCTCCACTGCCCGAGTGATGCGGGCCTCGGTGGTCTCCTCCTCCGGCAGGGCCGCGGCCAGCCGGCCCATCAGAGCCTGGAAATCGGTGAGGGCCTGCTGGTCGAGGAAGGTGAGCTGCACCGTCAGCCCGGCGGGGCCTGGATCGGTCGGGTCGGGTTCCGGAGGTGGCGGTGGCTCGTCAATCCCCTCCACCTGCTGCCGCCATTCCTCATCCGTGAACCAAGGGCTCATGTCGAGATCGGCGTGCTCCTCCAGCAGGTTTGCCAGGGCAGCGCCATCGAACTCGCTCAGGTCGCTGGCACGGTTGTCGGCAACGCCATACTCCGCCTTCTGGGAGGGGGAGAGGTCGGTGCGCTGCACCGCCACCAGCGTGCGGCCATCGGCGGGCACCACCAGCACCTTTTCGATACCGATGGCGGCGGCGGCCTCGGCGGTGCCGTTGCCGGCGAGGATCCTGCCAGCCTCATCGATCACCAGACTCCGTGCGGCGCCAAACTCCTGGAGCGAGCGCTCGATCATCGCCGTGCTGCGCTGCGTGCGGCGTCGGGCGTTCTTGGGATCCTGGGTCAGGGCCTCCAGCGTGGTCTCGGTCGGCATGGTCACCGGGACCATGGCGAGGCGGCGGCGGGCCGGCATGGTTGGCAAAATATGGTTGGTTGCCAACGTAACCGGATGAGAACGTAGTTGTCACGGCATGAACCGTTGAATAGGGATGTCTTTCCATTCCGGCGAGTCTGTGCGCAAGATGTCTGCTGACAGGCTGAGAATCCTGCTACAGACAGGGTTTCGCTGGTCGGAAGCGGCAGAAATCAGTGGGGTGTCGCTTTGGGTGCTCCGGACCTGGTGGCAGCGAACAGGCATACATCTCTGCGATCCGATCGAGCGGGCCCAGGCAGAGCGATTGATACAAGCGAACTACCGGCAATGCTCACCTCGGCTGTTTGACGGTTTGGTGGTCTGCAGCAAGTGCCGCGGCCTGCTGAAGCCGCCGGATCAGAGGGATGTCTGTGGCCGCCCGCACCGCTGGGCCTGCACTCGCTGCCGCACCGCTGGCCGCCGGGAGTGGGTATCAGCCGCGGCCATCAAGCGGGCTGTGTTTGAGGCACTGCAGCGGCGGCTGCCGGAGATGGCCCGGCTGTGTGAGCACCGCACGAAGTTTCAACGGGAGCGCGAGCAGCGGTGGCTGGAGCAGCTGGAGCAGTTCCAGGCGATGGCCCAGCGGTTGCATGAGGCTGGCTTACCGCGCCTGGCAATTTTGGCGCGGGCGGCCCAGGTGCAGCTGGCGGAGGATGAGCTGGGAGATCCGCCCTACCTCGATCGACACAACTGGGGCGAGACGTTCAGCAGCTGGGGGGCGTGGGAAGGTGCCAGTTCACACCAGTGGCGGATGGTGACCGCCTTCTTCTGCCGAAAGGTCGTCTGGGATGGCGAGCGGCTGCAGGTCGTCCTTTTCGGCCGGCGGTTTGTCGATCCACTGCTGATGAATGGCAACGAGGACCTCGTTGATCAGCCCCTCTGGCGGCCGCCCGTTCATCCGTTGGCGTTCAGCCATCCTGCTCATCGGGTGGGTTGACGACGCAGGCAGGACAGTTTGGCAAACCTCAGCTGGGGACGAGGGGGTGAGTATGGAGGACCTACTTCATCAACGATCAGGAAAGTCGCAGCCGGCTGTGGTTCAGCGAAAGAGGCAATCTTTGCCAGCTCCTGTTTAAGTAATCCCATGGTGCGCACCCCCGCTCCGCGGCGGCCAGCAATGAACAATGCTCGGCGGCAAAGTTCACTTGTGATCATCGCTTGAGTTTCGGATTTCATTCACGGTGGGGGATAGGGGTGTGGTTGGGGTGGTCATGGTTGAACTCCGTGGGGATACAGTTGATGGACTATTTCGTAAAGGAAATAACAAATCCAAAACACAGTGAAGGCGTCTCGTTTCATCACCCCACCTCCGCACCGGGCGCCGGCAGCTCGATGCAGCGCCCGCAAGCATCCCCGCCCGGAGTGGGGAACACATCGCCCCGGCTGCCCCATCTCCAGCCGCGCTCTACTCGCGTCCACCATCCGCCATTGTATGCGTGGGCCTTGGTGCCGAGCGGGTAGTCGCGCCACGGGCGATCGACAGTTAGGAGGCTCACGATTGCACCTCCGCACCGGGCACCGGCAGGGCGTTGATGGCGGCAGGGTGAGCCAGGATCGCCTCAGCTAGTGCAGCAGCGCCTAACCGCCGGTGTGTGCCGTCCACCTCGCGGATGATGGCGGCCAATGTGTCCGCGCTCATGGGTGCGGGCACGGGCACCGGCTCGATGGTGGGGCGGGCGTAGCGGGCGAGAACGGCGGTAACCAAGGCGGGCACGTCTTCCGGCGCAATTCCTATTCGGAGATCGCCTAGGTCGCTGCAATGCTGCTCCGTCAGCTCGTCAATTTCGGCCTTGCTCACCGGCACCGGCTCGATGGTGGGGCGGCTCACGGCGAAGATGCTCAGCTTTGGGGCTGAGATAATCGGCCGATTCGAGGGTGCTATCACCCCCTCCGGCTCGGGCTGGGCCAGGGCGGTGCGGGTCTGGGATAGGTGCTCGCGGCACTCCATCAGGGCGACGGGATCGAAACAGTCACGATCAACGCAATCAATCAGGTAACGGACGTTTTCAATTAGCTCGGCGCATGTCTTGCGCCAATCAGTTCGTTTAGTCATCGCTTCACCTTGAGAATAGACCAAATCAGCACTATCGCTAGTGCTAAGTCCGCAACAGAGGCGGGGGAAATGTTGACCATCATGGCCGCGCCAGCATGGGGCAGGCGGCCAGGGATAACCGGGTGGAGGGTGTTGGTGGGCGCTGGGCCTGATCGCTGGTGGCGGGCGCGGTGGCAATGCGGGCCATGGCCTGCTGGGTGGGGGTCGTGAGGGTGATCATCGGGGGGTGGGGTTGTGGATGCGGTCGCTGGGGAGGAGGTCAGGCCACCTCCCGGTCACGAGGGTCCACCCAACCCAGGCCGATCAGGCGGAACAACTCCGGCTCGGTGCGCACTGGCACAACCGACCCATCGGCGCGGCGCAGCAGGCCGCCTTCGGAGTGGTAGCCAGCCCGCACCCAGGCTGGGGCCAGGATCGTGCGGCACCAGTCCGCCGAGCCGGTGCGGATCGCCCGCTGCAGGCCGTAGCCATCGGCATCGACCATGAACAGGTCGAGCTTGATGCCCTTCGGCAGCAGGCGCTGGGTGTAGCGGCAGGGCAGCTCACCCCGCACCTTCATCCACTGGTTCACCACGGTGGCCAGGCCGCTGGCGAACAGGGGCGAGGCGTCGTAGGGCTTCGGCACGCAGACGATCTCGATGTCGCCGATCGTGGGCCGCTGCCGGCGGATGCTGCCGGCGAGACTGATCACCTCGCAGTGCGGGTCGAGCTGCTCCATCACGCCCACGGCGATGGCCTCGGCTTGGGCCAGGGGGATGCGGTCGGTGCTGCTGCTCATGACGCTGTTCCCTTGCGATCGAGATCCTTCGCTACGTCCATCAGGTCGTCGGCTTGCAGCAGTGCGATCTCTCGCTGCCGGTCGTGCTCAATCGCCTTGTTCGGATCGGCCGTGCGCCAATCCGGCCATGTGCGGCTCTCGTTGGTGCGCTGCTTGGCCAGCAGGGCGGCGATCACCTGTTCTGGTGTGGCACCGCTGCGCAGAGCCCCGTCGAATCCAAGAATGATCACGTCGATCCACTCGGGCAGGGTTGGCTGCCCCTGGTCGGCCGCGGCCTCGACCTCCTGCAGCTCCTTGCGTAGGTGATTGCAGACGCCACGGGTCCGGTCACCAGGGCCGAACGTGAGCTGGCTGAAGGCGGCCTGTCCGTGGAGGTGCGCCAACAGGTCGAAGCTGCTCATAGCCCCCGCTCCGCGAGAAGGCGGCGGGCCGGCTGGCCCAGGTGGCCGCCACCGGCAGCGTGCAGCTTCAGCTGCTTGGCCAGCACCCCCGGGCGCTCGCGCCGCAGGAATGCCATCCAGAAGGGATTGATGAACCGTGGCGCCTGAAACAGGGCCTGGATGGTCTCCTCCTGGCTGGCCGTGGCCCAGTTGTCCGGGCGATCCTGCAGATGGCTCACGCTTCACCTCCCAGCTGGTCGCACAGGGGGCACGGGAAGCCCATCAGCCGGACAACCGTGGCCATCTCGCGCCAGTAACGGCGCCAGGCGGTCGCTGCGGCATGTTTCAGGGCATGGCCGGCCTGGTGGCCAGCAGGGAGGGCCTCCAGCTGGTGCCGGAGCTCCTGGACCTGGGCACCAGCAAGGTGCGCTCGATCAGTGGCCAGGCGGGCCAACTCGGAAAACAGGGGCGAGTAGGTCATGTAAGCGTTCATAAGGATTTCTCCCACTGAAAAGATCGGGACATGAAGCGGTAGAGATCGAGCGCATCTACCCAGCTGCCAACGGCAACATCGACATCGATGAGCTCCACGGCGGTGTGGCCGGGGCTGCAGAAGAGCACGAACGCACGCTGCGGCCACCAGCTGTGGGTGTCGATCAGCAGCGCCAGGGCTGCTCCCAGCTCAGCCGCCACACGCTGGGGGTTGAGCTGATCCGGTGAGCCGGCCTGCACCATGCCAATGCCAATGTCGCTGCCATCTCTGAACCGCACCAGCAGGTCGGCAGATGTGGCCACGGGCAGGCGCCAATGCCGCAGGGGCAATGGCGCAGCAAGCACCTCGAGGCGCTGCCAAAAGGGATGGGCGATCAATGGCTCGATCGTGGGCAGAGCCGAAGTGAACGGAGCCACGCTGGGCGCCCAGGGGCCCCTGGTGGCCGCGGCCGGGTTGTGGAGGCTGTTGGCGTAGATGGTGCAGGCCCGCACCACCACGGGATCCTGCGCAGAGATGGTGTGCCTCTGGTCGTGGGGATAGATGCGATCAAGGATCTGGTGAGCCGAGAGAAGCTCTTCCCCGTTCGGGCTTACGAAGCCGCCATCCGGGAGGGGGAGCAGAGCCTGGCCTTCGGGAGTGGAGAACCAGGTGAGCGGTTCGGGGAGGGAGAGGGAGGTCACCATGACTTTCCCCGCAGATGGGGCGGCATGGCGGTGATTGAGCAGCCGAATTTCTGCCAGCGCATCTCCCAGCCGCAGGGGAGTGGGATGCGCCAGCTCAGGCCGCCGCTGCGCACATCATTGGTCCTACAGAAGATCAGCATGATCACCAGTGCTCTGTGGGCTCAACAGGGCCCACGGGTTCGGGCAGTGCCAGCCAGGACGGGGCAACGGCGACTGGTGGTAGCGGTGCACTGCTGGCCTGGGCCTCTGTTTCCTTGGGATTGAGCAGGACCACGGGTGCCGCGGCCGCTGCAAGGGCAAGCAGATGCTCGGCTTCTTCGGGTGGCAGCTCCACCACGAATGCCGCAGTCGTGCGCCATAGCCGGCGGTTCGTGTCCCTGAAATGGCCAACGGCAAGATCGTCAGCCACATGGAACCGGTGCTCACCGGCGTAGAAGTAGCGGCCCAGGTATCTCTCCACTGGCACCACGTAGCTCTGCGTGGCACCGCGATCAGTGATCAGGACCATGGCGCCGAGGGGCGGATGCTCGCGTTTCAGGGCAACGGCCATCAGATCTTCTCCGCACCCATGGAAGGCAACAGGTTGCCGATGGCCTCTCGGGATGCCTGCAGCTGGCGGGCCTGTTCTGCGGTGGCCTGCACCGCCGCGTAGGCGAGCTGTCGACGGTTGCGGTGAATGGCGGCAATCACCTCCTGGGGCAGCTCGATGCCGATCAGGCGAGGGCCCATGGCGGATTCGACCCTGAGAGGGCCGGATGAATCTCGAAAGCCACCGCCACGGCCGGTTCCGGAGTAGGCCGCGTGGCAGCAGCAGATCACGGCCGGATCAGAGCCTGCCATCCACTCACCGGTGGGCAACACGTCGTAGTCGCTCAGGTGGTCGTTGATGGCCCGGTCGTAGTTGCCCACGATGCCGGTGTCGAAACAGGCGAAGCAGGTGTAGCTCGGCAACACAAAAGCCGGGCCAGCGGGTGGGCGCCGCTTGTGGGGGGCAAGGTCGAAAACGGCGGCCGGTGATGGCGTGATGGAAGAGATCATTGGCCGGTGACGTGACGGTGGTAGGCGAACGGGTCGGGGGCGTTGGTTTCGGGATCGATGGGAGCAACGAAGGTGGCCGCGGCCACGGCAGCAACGGGCTGGTTTTGGGGCAGGTAGGCCACAAACCGCCGCTCTTTCAGCCAGCGGGCCAGATCGGGAAAACAGGGAGCAAAACCAGTGGTGGCAAGCTGCTGGTCTTGGGCTCGAAGCTCAGCAGCGTGCGCAACCACCAGGTGGTCGATGGTGTGGCCCTCGGCGAGGACAACAGCAAGCTCACGCTGGGCAGCGGGGAGAGACTGGCAGGTGGCGCGGCGGGGGCTGCACAGGTAGGCGGCGCTGAGCTGCTCGAACGCGGCAGAGGCTGCAGGGCCGGCGCGGAGCTGCTCACAACGGCGGCGGTAGCCGGTGTGGAGCGATTTGCAGCCGCTGGCCGCGGCGTGCTCAAGGAAAGGCTGCAGCACCCCCAGGGCATGGGCATGGAGGATGGCAGATCGATCGCCGGCACTGAGCTCTTTGGGCGCGGCTGGGTGCTTCTCGCGCCGGCGGTGCCACCACTCCACCAGCAGCTGGCGGTGGGGCTTGGCGCAATCAGGCAGGGCGCTGTCCTGAGCAGCGGCTGAGGCGATGGCTGAGGGCTGATCGTCGGCAGGGGAACAGCGGTCACTGCAAGCCAGGTCGGCATGTCGCTGGGGAGCGGCGTTCTGGTTTGAGGTTACCACGATCTGGCGATCTGTCACAAGCGCGTCAGCGGTTGTGACCTGGGGTGCGGAAGCGGAGTCGGTTACGACTCGTTGGGACATATTTATCTTTGAAGAAGTAGTTAACCCTTCTAAGATTTCTTCTTCTGTGTTTAAGGGTTTATTGATTGGGTCCCCCTGGGGGGGAGTCCCCCCTGGGGGGAGTGGTGCCCCTGGAGGGGACTCCCCCTGGGGGGAAGGGGTGGTCCCCCTGGGGGGCCTCCCCCCTGGGGGGAGGGGTGCTGTCGTCTTCCGTTCTGCTGCAACGGATTTCGGCCGTTGCCTTTTACGCTTGGTCTCCATCCGCACCCGGTAGACATTGGTGCCACGAGGACCGGTGCCCGCCAGGACGATCCATCCCTCTGCCAAAAGGGTGGAAACCGCTGCGCGAATGTCGCGTTCTTTCATCCCACACTCCAACGCAAGGCGCGGCACAGACGGGAATGCGTTATCACCCTGTCCAGCGTAAAACCAGAGCCAGGCATATACAAAGATCAGCCTTCTTCGTCCTATTTCTGCACAGCTGCTCAGTAATTCCAGCGGTATCTGAGCGAAACGAGGGCGGTATAGTTCAGCATTGGAAAGATCGCGTGGCATGGCAAGATCTGGTGTGGTTGAGTCCACTCCCCTATGCCTGCAAAGTGCGGTTGATGCCGTAGAATGACCGCGGTGCGGCCATCAGATTCGCTGGGGAGCGTGACTGGTGGCCGCAGCCCGAGAGGGCAACATGGGCTCCGCCGATTTGGCGGAGCCTTTGTTGCGTTCGGGGAACCGGCCACTGAGCTTCAACCATAGCCGGTTCGGGATGTCGCCACCTGGGGCCGTTACCAATCTGCCGCCGCCCGTGACCTGGGCCAGCGACAGAGCACCTGTACGGCTGTCTCATTCTGGGCAAGGTTAGGAGTGGTGAGAGCTGCTAAAACGTGTTCGAGTTTGAAAATGCTCGTTTCCCGTCGCTAAGACGTGTGTTCGAGACCAGACCGGCTCGTTCTCTGTCTCCGCCTCCTCGGATCGCCATGGCCAAGAAGCAAAGCCAGAGCAACCTCCCGGTGGAGTCTCAGTTGCTGACGGGATCCGAGCAGCTGGGTTGGCTCACGGCAGAGGTCGATGGTCGTGAGCGGTTGCGCCAGCTGCTTCAGCAGTGGCAGAAGCGCAACGGCTGGAGCCTCGCGGTAATGTCCCGCCTGGCGGAGCTGTCGCTGCTGGCGAACGCGAAGGTGCCGGTGCCCGATTGGATTGCCGGCATGCCGCTTCAACCCGGTGATCTGGTGAACCATCGGGGCCACTCCTGGGAGGCCGTTGGCAACCCGTTGACCGAGCCGGCCGAAGGCGCTGCGGGCTGGATTGATCGAGGCCTCACCAGCCGGTTGCATGCTTCCGGCCTTAACCTCTTCTTCCGCAATCAGAAATCTTCGATCACGGTCTCTTTTCTGCTGGAGATGGGCCGGCTGAACGAGTGGATTGCCCGGGTGCAGGCCGGCAAAGCACAGCCGCCAGCTGAACAGCGCTTGTCTGAGCTGGTGATGGGGTCCACGGTGATCCGCGACAGCGAAGGCCCCCTGGGCCCTGAAGAGTTTCTCTCGATCGCTGGTAGTCGCCTCGAGCCGCCGCCATGGCCCGATCAACCAGCGGCCCCTGCCGATGTCGCCACTGTGCCGGCCCGCCAGCTGAGGGCCGCGGCCGCGGCCGCCGGGCTGGACATCATCGACGACTGGGCCACCATTGCGGAGCTCTACCCCAGCGACGACCCAGAGCGGCTGAAGCGGCTGCAGAAGGTCCTCCAGGGCCTGGCTCAATGGGACGCCAAGCAGGAGGAGAATGAGCGAGTTGCAGCCCATGTGCTCCTCCAACGGCTCCAGCACACAGTCGACATGCGCGCGAAACAGGCTGCAGACCAGCAGGATGCAGACGAACCGGCCGCGGCATCCGTGGTGATCCCAGCGGTGGTGCAGTAGATCAGCGGCGGCGCCAGCTGAACTGACGTTCGGACCACACAGGCTGGCACTGGAGTTCCTTGGTGGAGCAATTCGCCTGGGCAGGGGACAGCATGATCAGTCGCAGGCTGATGCAGCCGTGGATCTGGAGAAGCTGCTGGCGGTTCTGCCAAAGCAGATCCGCTGCTGCAGCGTGAAGAACTGTGACACGTAGTTCGCTTCCAAGTCTGGCCAGGGTCACCAGTGGCGGTGCGTCTGGAACTGGAACTGGGCCGTGGTCATTACCAGATCGGTTCATCACGAGTAGGACATAGGTGCTAGGTTTCGCTCGTGCTTGGCCGAGCGTAGCCAGGCAGCTCCCCACCTCAACCAGAGCAACGCACCTGATGGACGCTCTCCCGCCTTCTGGCCCGCCAGCGGAGCCGGCGCAGGAAGCGCCTGCACCGGCTGATCCGCTCACCCAGACGGTTCTTGACATTGCCGATCGTCTTGCCGCGCTGGAAGAACACACGGCCGTCAAGCACGAGGCGGTGCGCGAGGCCTTTGCTGGTCTCCGTGCTGAGCTGCGCAAAGGTCTGGACTCTCAAGGCAAGATTACGGATGACCCGGGCCGCCGGCTGGTGGGGTTTCTGGGCTATCAGCCCAGCACCCAGCAGCAGATTGAGCTGTTCACTGCCTACGCGGCCTGGCATGCCACCAATCCCAAGCTGGTAGAAAACCGCACGGCCGAGTACACAACAAAGAAAGGCCAGTTGGTGTCCTACGGCTATGCCGATCTGGCTGGCGTGATCGCCACGGCTCAGACTGCAGCGCCGTTTGGTCTCTGTGCTTTCACCAGGCAGGAGTTTGACGATAACGGCCATCCCATCGTGACCGGCTACCTGGTGCACACCGGTGGTGGGGCAACCAGCACGGGCCCAGTTCCACTGTTCACGGCCGATAGCGACCGCCCGGGTCAGGCACATGCCAGTGGCCTCACAACCTGCCGGCGCCTGGCGCTGCAGATGGCCATCGGCCTGGCCGCTGAGCGCGAAGACGATTTCAACTCGAGCAATGAAACCTCAGCTGCCACCCGGGCAGCACCACGGTCAGCAGCACCGGCTCGCACCGTTGGGGAGCGACCGATTGCAAACCCACCGCGCCGTGTTGCAGACCCAGAACGAGATCAGCGCAACACAGCTGCCACCACTCGGCCAGCGCCCGTCACGCGCCAGGGGCCCCCACCCGGCTGGCTGAGCAAGGAAGAGCGCGACGCGCTTGAGCAGGAGCTCATGGATCCCGCCATCACCCCGCCGCGATTTGCTGAGATCGAGGAGAAGCTGCTCGCCGCCAAACAGTCGGTCAGCACCTCCGGAGGTGCTGGGCAATGAACCACTACGGCCGCAGGGTGTCAGCACGCAGCCCATAGGGCTCTGTGCTGATGCTGCAGCACATGAGACGCGTGTGATGGCCTCCCAGGGGATGCCGGCCACTGAGCGGACGACTCGGTGGGGTCAAACCCAGCCTCTCCCCAGACACGGGCCCCGCCGCGGGATGTGGGTTCGCTCCAGGTCATGGGCCATCAAGCCCACATCAAGGTCATCAGCAGCATATTGCCCAGCAATCAATTCCCACTCCATTATTCCTGATTGATCATGGCTGATTTTGAACCTCATTCTTTCGATGCTCCCACGAGTATTCGCACTGAAGCCGACGCAGTGCACCAGCAGACTCTGCTTGGTGTAGAGCCGGTATGTCTTGATCCTGGCAAGATCTACGCGATCCGCACTTCTGATGGATTCAAGACGATTGATCTCACCACTGAGTCAATTCTTCAGGCTGCCGGGCAGCTGCGGTCTCGCCCTCTATCGCATTATGCCTTCCACAAAATTGAAAGCTTTGTTGCCTATGTGAAAAACGTTATGGGCACAGACTCTGCTCGCGATGGTGATGTGTTGTGCATTGCCGATGAAAGCACAAAGACCATACGGGTGATTTTTGACGCTCTAGATTACCAATGGGGTGACGTGTACACGGATCTGAAGCTCCAAACCAGCTCCGAGTGGCAACGCTGGATGAGTAACAGTGGCCGGTACATCTCGCAGCAGGACTTTGCCGAGTTTTGCGAGCTCAACCTCAATTCTTTTGCTACTCCATCAGCTGCCACCATCCTGGAAATCGCCCAGACCTTCCAGGCCAAAAAAACCGTTGATTTTGCCAGTGCTGTTCGCCTCTCGAGTGGCGCCATCAAGCTGAAGCATGAGGAGAAGATTGAGGCCACCGCCGGAGAGCGCGCTGACATCACCATCCCCGAGGAACTGCGCCTGGGCCTGCCGATCTTCAAGTACGACAAACCCTATGCGGTGCGGGCCCGCCTGCGCTACCGGATCGTGGATGGTTCGGTGCGCCTTTCGGTGCTGCTGCTCGATCCAGAAATGGCACTTGAGCACATCTTCAAGGCAGTGGTCGACCAGGTGGCCGAGCAGTTGGAGATGCCTGTGTTCTACGGCAAGGTCTGAGGCCTTGCTTTTCATGTCCACCCCCTTTTTATCCATCCCCTTACAACCACATGACTAGCGATCCAAAAACCATCGACAGCGAAGAAGATCTTGAAGCTTCGCCCTTCGGGCAGTTTCTCTTCTCCCAGCGGGATGGCAAGACCCACACCGAGCTGTCACAGGCCATAGCCCAGGTGAGCGAGGCAGTGCTGGCCACCGGCGGCACTGGCACCATCACCCTGAAAATCACCGTGAGCCCCTTGGGGCACGAAAACCGTCTGGTGGTCAAAGACGACGTGGTGGTCAAGCCACCCAAACCGATCAGGGATTCGAGCATCTGGTTCTACAACGAAAGCCAGCGTGGCCTCAGCCGCAACAATCTCACCCAGGGCGAGCTGGATCTGGCGGTGATCCCCATGCGCCCGCGAGCTGGTGCGGCCATTGCCGCCGATCGCAATAACACCGGCGCCTGATCTGCATCATCACTTTCCCCACTGCATTGCAGCCATGGACTCCCCCAACGACCAAACCATCACCGGGTTCGCCTTGTTTGCCGATGGCAGCCTCCACCTGCAGCGTGGCTACGACCAGCAGCATTTTCAGCCCTGCCAGCCGGACCATCTGCTCTCCGACGACTTCAAGGCCCTGATCTGGGTCATCGAGGCCGCCCTGGGCGCCTGCCACAACGAGCTCCAGCAGATCGAACCCTCCTCCATGGATTCGGTGTTGCGGGTGATAGCCCTTTGCAACAGTCACCGGGCGCCGGATCCATTCACCGGGGCCGTCATGACCTGGGTTCGTCCCCATCCCAACCGCTGCCACGACGATGCCCAGCCATCTGGAAGAGAGCTTTGCCAACCAATGGTTGGTCTCCTTCCCAGGTCTTCCCTTCGTCAGGGAACACACCTTGCCAGTGTGGAGCGACTGGGCGGTGTTCCAGAAGCAGGAGGGCCTGCGATCGCGTCTACCGCCCGCCTTCCGGGCGGACTTTGCCTGGCCTGATGCCATGGTCGCGGTCGAGATCAATGGTGGCCTGTGGCGCCCCGGCGGCCACTCCACCGGCAGCGGCATCACGCGCGACATCACGAAAACCACTCTCGCCCAGCTGTCCGGCTGGGTGCTCATCCCTCTTTCCGATGCTCACATCTTCGATGGCACCCCCTTCTGGCTCCAGCTCATCGCCGATCTCATCACCCACCGCAGAGATTTTCTACTCAGCCGAAACGCGCCAGGTGCTCCAGCTGGGGGGGGTGAACCTGCATCCTGCGGGGCACTGCCTGATGCCATGGATGATCCACGACTCGGATCTTCACCCCAGCCTCCAGGCCGGCGCCGTCGCCGGGATGGAGCACAACGGGATCGAGTGGATCTCCGTGCAACACTCGGGCAACTACGGCAGCAGGCAGCTGCGCCTAGTCTATAACGCTCGGGGAATCCTGCTCACGCCATGGGGCGGTTACATCCAACAGGAGGACAGCCTCAAGGAGCTGCACGTCAATGACGGCGACTTTGTGTTGCATGCGCCGCTGCCGGGAATGACCATCCCTGTTGCTGGTCGCTACTTCCCGCCTGGTTCGTTGCAGATCATTGTGGATAAATACGAGCTGCAGATCACAAATCAGCACACTACGCTGCCCACTCCAGTGATGGTGGATTTGCTGCCTTGCAGCGGCTGGTGCAAGAAACAGCACATCTACATCGACAACGGCATGACTGAACAAGCAGTGGTTTTCTTTGATAAAAACGGCTGGCCCATTGCCTGCCGCGAGAACTTTTTCAACGACGCAGACCGCAAAGCGGTGCGGTGGTGGCGGTACGACTACAGCCGGCCCCTGCCCAGCGGAGTGATGGTGTGATGGCCACCGAGATCATCTATCGCACTGATGAGCCGGAATGGCAGGTTGAGCGCCAGCCGGCGGGAGTCACCGACCCCAGGGTGGTGCGCTTTCGCAAGGTCGGCAAGAACAGAACCTTGCTCGATCAGAACGCCCGCTGGACGCCCTTGGGATGGGACTGCAAACGCTGGGTGCCAAGCTCGCCGAAGGTGCCCCAGTGGCTGCTTGAGAAGGTTGTGCTCCACATGCAACTCCTGGTGCCCCAGCCATGAGCATTGCCCTCTGCTGCGAGCCAGGCTGTCAGCAAGCCCACGACAACTGGCCGGGCCCGGGCCCTACAGGACAGCTCTGCCAAGACCACTGGGAGGCCTATTGCGACCGCCAGTGGTGGGAGGCCTGCACCGCCATCGATGAGGCCGGCCTGATGGTTTGGCCAGGGCATTCCCCTGCTCCCAGACTGACAT